ACTTTAGTAACAGATGACACAGCAGCAAGAGCAGCTGGAAAGAAAACATGGTTTTTAATTGAAGTACCAGGATTAGATGATGGATTATACTTCCCTGGTCAACCATCTACAATGGGATTACCAGAATTAGGTGTAAATGAAGTAGCAGAGGTTGAAAATTCTATAACACCAACTGGAGAACCAATTTGGGCTGCAAAACCAACAGCCTAGTTTAAATTATAAGGAGAGAGAAATATGAGTAAAAAAATCGAATTTGAATATGAAGATAAAAAATATGTTTTAGAGTATAACAGAGATGCTATACGAATTATGGAAAAACAAGGTTTTGATTTAAACCAATTTGTAGAAAAGCCAATGATGATGATGGATTTAGCTTTTCAAGGAGCTTTTATAAAAAATCATAGAAACATAAAAGCAGTTAAAGTTGAAGAAATTTATGAAGTAATAGAAGATAAACAAGGTTTAGCACAAAACTTAATAATAATGATTCAAGAAACCTATGACGAATTGTTTGAAACAAAAGCGAATAAAGACGGAAAAAAAGTCAACTGGAAGATAGTTTAGTATTAGAAGATACTGAACAAGTAGAGCATATCTTCCTATACAAAAAATTTGAAGAAATATGTCCTTATTTTATTTCAATAGGAATGACTTATGAACAATTTTGGTATGGAGATGTGTCAATGCCAAAATATTATCAAAAAGCATTTGAAATAAAAGAAAAAAGAAAAGCAAAAAAAACGAAATGGACTATATGGGAACAAGGCTTGTATATATATGAGGCACTATGTAATGTATCTCCTATATTACGAGCCTTTTCTAAAGCAAGAAAGCCTCTACCATACACATCAAAACCTTACAATATAGACAAAATTGATGAAATTGATAACGGGGAAAAAGCAGAAAAGAAAAAAGAAGAAAAGGAAAAAGTAGATATAATGCGAGCTCAAATTTTCTTTCAAAATTGGGCAAAAGCAACAAAAGAAAAATTTAAGAAAGGAGGATAAATATGGCAGAGGGACAAAAAGTCACAATGGGTGTAATTACTATAGGTATTCAAGGAAATGCGGATGCTGCCTCGAAATCTATAGAGAAATTAACAGGCAAATTAGGATTTTTAAAGTCAGCATTAAATACTGTTGGAACTGCCGCTTTTGGATTAGGTTTGAAAAAAGTATTTTCAACTCTTACAGATTTAGTTAAAAAGCAAAGTGAATATAGTCAATCATTACAAACCTTTAAAAATATAATGGGCGAAAATTATGAAATTGCTAATGAATTTGCAGATAAAATGCAAAATATTTTAGGCTTTGACAAAAAAGGTGTTATTGATACAATGACAACCTTTCAAAGACTAGGCGAAGGTTTTGGTATAGCAAGAGATGAATCGTATTTAATGAGTAAAAACTTAACACAATTAGCAGCAGATATGACTACAACAGGATTATCATTTGACCAAGCAAGTCAAAAATTAAAATCTGGTTTTGCTGGTGAAATAGAACCAATGAGAGCGTTTGGTGTAGCATTAGACAAAGTAACATTACAACAAACATTATATAGATTAGGAATAGATAGAACTTACGATAGTTTAACAAGAGCACAAAAGACGGAATTGATATATTATCAGATGATGACACAAACTGCTAATATACAGGGCTCGTTAGCGCAACAAGCTGTAACCCCAGCAACAGCTTTTAGATTAGTACAAACAGCAATGGAAAGATTAGCAAGGTCGGTAGCACAATTCTTTACACCAATATTCATGCAATTAATCCCAGTAATATTGGCAGTTACACAAGTTTTACAAAGATTAGCACAAAAAATAGCGGACTTTTTCCATATAAATATTGCAGAAGATGCACAACTTATTTCAAGTAGTATTGGTAATATTTCTGGAGGACTAGGTGATGTTGCAAACGGATTAGAAAATGTAGGCGGAAAAGCTAAAAAAGCGAATAAAGAATTACAAAAAATGTTAATGCCTTTTGATGAGTTAAATAATGTAAATTTTGAAAGCAATAGTGGTGTAGGTTCAATAGGAAGTGGATTAGAGAATTTAGCAAATGGTGGAAGCTTAGGATTAGAATTACCTCAATATGATTTATTTGAAAATTTAAGCAAAACATGGGATGTTGAAGAATTAGCTAACAGATTTCAAAAATGGTTACCACAAATTGCAACAGCCATAGGCGGTTTTTTGGGATTACTTGGAAGATATAAAATTGGTGGTGCATTGAAAATGGTACAAGGGTTGGTGGAAATTTTTGATGCAATAGGTGAAATATCAAAAGGAAATATAAATTTTGAAACAATAACAAACCTTATTGAAGGCGTAGGTGGATTTATAACAGGCTTAGGAATTTTCACTAAAAATCCTTGGATATTAAGTGTTGGACTAATTATTGAAGGTGCTATTGGAATAGTTAAACAATTCAAAGAATTTTGGGAAGGACTTACAACCGGAAATTGGGAAGGATTTGACAAGGCAAAATGGATAATTAATTTAATAGAAATAACAGGTGGTATAATAATTGCATTAATTGCATGGTATAGAAAAACAAGAGATGTAAAAAGTGCAACTGGTCTTTCAAAAAATATAGAGGAAGCAACAAAAGCTACTCAAAACGTAGATACAAGTATAGGAAAAATGTCACCAAAATTAAAAAGCCTTGCAAAAAACTTAGGAATAGGAATATTAATTATTGGCGAAGTAATAATTGCAGTTGGTCTTATAGTAGGTGCAATATGGGGGCTAGGTTTAGCTTTAGAACAAATAGGAATAGCTTGGCAACCCGTATTAGACAACGAAGAAGTTATAATTAGTGCATTAATAAGAGGCGTAGGGATATTAGCAATTATAGGATTAACAGTCTATGCACTAGGAGAAACAGGCAAAGACTTAGCATTAAAGATGGGCATAGGAACATTGATATTATTAGAATTAGGTGTAGCAACTGGTTTGTTTGTAGCCGAAATTTGGGCTATTGGCTGGGGATTAGAAAAAGTATTAGAAGCATGGACTCCGGTATTAGCAAATGGAGATTTAGTCTTAGCATCTATTGTTGCAGGAACTGCAATATTAATAGCAATAGCAGCAGCAACAGCATTACTAGGAATTGCAACAACGGCGACAGGTGGAATACTTCCAATATCAATAGCATTAGGAACACTTATGTTAGTCGAAGTAGGGGCAGCAACGTTACTGTTCGTTGCAGAAATATGGGCTATTGGATATGGACTAAATCAAATAATAACAGCTTGGCAACCAGTCTTAGCTAATGGCAATTTAGTTGCACAAGCAATATTAACAGGAACAGCCTTATTAATTGCAATAGGTGGGGCAACTGCACTATTAGGAGTTGCAACAGTTGCATCTGTTGGATTACTACCATTAGCAATACAATTAGGAACATCTATGTTGCAACAATTAACCAGTGCAATAATTGATTTTATAAATCATCTTTCACAAATAGCAAGAGAAATAAGTCAAAACTTAGCACCAGAATTAAAGAGATTAAATTCAAACTTACCAGAAACAAATGAGAACTTAAATAAATATATAAACTTTATGAAAATATTTGCAAGATACACATCTGATTTTACAAGAGCAACAGCAGTAGCTGGTTTCTCTAATGCAGTAAAGACAATAATAAGTTGGTTTACTGGCAGTCCAATACAAAACTTTGCAAATGATGTAAACAAAAATTATAGAGAAGTTGTAAACTTAAATAATAAATTAAGGGAAGCTAATCCTGAATTGGCAACAGCAATTTCATTATTAATAACATATTTTAACTTTTTAAGAGAATTAGATAGATTAACAGGACAAAATAACACTTATAAAATTGCAAGCAATATGTTTATTAATATGAGAGAAGTTGGTGTAAATTTAGTAACTGGATTCGTTGAGGGTATGAGGTCTCAATCATGGTCTTTGAGCAATGCAGTAGATTCAATGCTAAGAAATAACTTAAATAGTTATTCTGCATACTATGAAGGACTATCTTTTGGTTATAGTATTGCTAGAGGTATAGGCGATGCAATGAGAAATTCTTATTTCCCAACTTTAATTAGTAGTGTTCAAACAAGCTCTAGTGTAATAAGTGTAAGATTTAGAGCGTATGCTGATGGTGGTTTCCCAGAAGATGGACAACTATTCTTAGCAAATGAAAATGGACCAGAGCTTGTAGGAAATATAGGAAACAGAACAGCAGTAGCAAACAACGATCAAATAGTAGAATCACTTATTGCAGGTGTATATCAAGGAACAAGCAAAGCTTTCCAAGAAAACAGAGGAAATCAAGAATTGACTCCATATTTTGAAATTAACTTAGGTAATGAAAGATTATATGATGGATATGCAAAACATAAAAATCAAGTAAGCAACAAATATGGTGTAAGATTATAGGAGGTATTAATGAATAATTTTAGAGGATATTATATAAAAATATATGACTGTGACTTCACAAATCCTCCAATAAAACGAGATGGGCTATTAATAATGCCCCATCTTGTTCAAACCGCAGATAGTGGAGTATTAGCAAGTGGTGAACTTTCAATAAAAGTTTTACCACATACAAGAACAAAGATACAAATGCAATTACCTATAATGACACCTGAGCAATACCAATATTATTATTCAGTAATAATGTCAAGTATGTATTTACCGGTAGAATATTATAATCAAGGCACAGACCAATATGAAACAGGAACATTTTATCATAATGATATGCAGTATAAGCCAATAAAATGGCAAGGACAAGAAATGATAGATATGCAAGAAATACATTTTATAGAACATTAGTGGAGGAATATAAATGTATAAATTAGAAAACAATGTCGAATGGACTAAAGAACTAAAAGATGCATTTAAGCATAATATAACTAGAGCACAAATAATACAAGATGGTGTACTTTTAACTGAATATGAAGAAGAACTTTTAACAGAAAATGAATTAAATATAATAGTTTCAAAATCACAAAGTGAAAAAAACACATTGAAAGAATTAGAACTACAAGACGATAGATATGTTCCAGATGCAGGTTTTATAGGTCAAGCAACATCAAGACAATTAACAGTAACACTTTTCAATAGAAATACTGAAAGAAATTTTGAAAATGAAGAATTTACATTAAAAATTGGAGCAGAATATAATGGGCAAGTTTATTATATAAACTATGGGAATTTCATTGTAAATTCTGCTCCAGAAAATGATGATACCAATGACACAACAAAATTTGTAGCTTATGATTATATGATAAAATTTAATCAAGATTATGTTGATAGAGTTCAATACCCATGTACTTTATATAATTTACTAGAAGATATTTGTGACCAAGCAGGAGTTGAACTTGCAACAAAAGAATTTATGAATTATGATTTTACTGTTGAAAATAATCAATTTGAAGGTAAAACATTGAGAGAAGTATTGCAGAATATTGCAAAGTGTGCATTTAGTTGGGCTAGAATAGGACAAGACAATAAATTGTATTTAGATTTCAAAGTTGACAATACACCTGTTGAAACAATAACAATGAACGAATATAAGCAGAATAGATTTAAGAAAGCCAACGAAATGTATGGACCAATAAATAAAGTTATTTATAATGAAACAGATATTGAAGGATTAGAAGAATATATAAAAGATGATGTTTCGATAAAAATAAATGGCGAAAGAAGTCTCATTATTTCAAATAATTTATTTGCTTATAATACTGCCAAAAGAGCAAAGTTAATAAAAAAAGGTTATCATTTGTTTGGATTACAATACATTCCGATTCAACAAATGGAAATGATAGGGTTGTCATATTTAGATTGTAATGATATAATAGAGATAAGAGATATGCAAGACAAAAGTTATCTTGGTAGAGTATTTAACCATAGTATAACTTATAATGGAGCGTTAAATGATAGCATAACAACAGAATCAAGTAGTATAAATGAAGAAAAATATACAAATGAAAATAACGAAGTTCTAAAAAGCGAGAAAATAGATTTTACAGTTAATAGATCAAGCAAACAAATTCAAGGCATTATTGAACAAATAGGAGACAGAAGTCAGAAAAGGTCGACTATAACTCAAGAGTTAGAGAAGATTTCACAAGTAGTTGAAAACAATACAAACTATAAAAGAAGTATTACAAGCAATTCTATGCTAATTACAGAAACCGATACAGCACCAGCAAGAATATACCGTTTTGTAATGAATGGTGAGAAAGAATATAATAATTATTTATTTGCTGGTGAAGAAACGTGTAGTGATATTACTTTATGCAATGGTTAGGAGTAAAAATGAAATATATTTTATGCGTTGATGTTCAACCACAATTAAATCCAAGTGAAGATATAAGAAAATATACTATTGAAATCGAAGAACTAAGAAAAAAAGATGATACTTATGATACAATGGTAATAAATAATGAAGGTAAAATTATTGTTACAAGAAGAATTGGGTTAAGAGATGGGGAAACATATAAATTAAATGAAGAAATTACAGAAGAATTATATGACATTAACATAGAGCTTTTTAGCGGAATAAATTATATTTATTTAGAAAATATAACAGGTATAGCAATGACCTTAGACTATGTATTAAGAAATGATACAGAGGACTCTTATCCAACATCAATTCAAATGAGAAGTGCTATAATTCAAAGTGCTAATGAAATTCAAATAGCTGTAAGTAAAACATTGGAAAACTATTCTACAACAACAGAAATGAACGCAGCAATAACAGCAAAAGCAAATGAAATAAATTTAGTTGTAGCAACAAAAGTTGGAAAGCAAGAGATAATCTCATCAATAAATCAAACATCAGAATCAATAAAAATTCTTGCACAAAAAATAGGATTAGAAGGTTATACTACTGTTAATAATGGGTTTTCAATAGACCTTAATGGAAATGCAAGTATAGCAAATGGAGCTGTAAATATAAACAATAACGGAATACAAATGGCAGATGGTACAAGTATAGTTGGTGGTAACGGACTAATGACAAATTTACAATTTTCAAGTATAGGCGATCAATATTGGAAAACATTAGGAATACAAGCACCTAATTATGATAGTTGGAAAGCAACAGGCTTATTTATTGATTATTCTATACCTAATAATTTTACTGTTGTAAAAGCCTTTATTACTATTATTGTTAAGCCAGTATATTGGGATAACGCAGGTCGTTGGGGATATACAAGAGAAATTGGTGTGTTCAAGCAAGACGATAATCCTTATATTATATTAGACTATAACGGAGATTTTGATGCAAGTTATTTACCTATGTCACAATTAACTAAAATATTTGATAATAAAGTGAATGATGAATGGACTCCTACTGCACCAACGGATAGCTCACATAATATTCAAATAAAAAAAACAGATGACTTGGACAATTATTATTTTTCTCCTGGATCTACTGGGCAATTTGTTATAAAAACAACAAATGTTCCTTCTACTTTTGATTATAATACATTTTTAAGAACAGGTGCTGAAAGAACTGCAATTGGTGATGCTTATTTAACTGTTTTAGGTTTTATGAATTTTTAATTAATAGAAAGGAAAAAGTATATGAATTGGAAAGATACTATTAGAACAGAGCCAACATTAAGACGTATTACAAAACAAGATGGTTCTTACGAAGATGTGTATATTACCGATATTCCAAGTAATGTAACTCAACAAGGAACTCCGATTAATTCACCTAATATGCAATATTTAGATGATGGAATGAGCGGAAATAAAGCGAATATAGGAACGAGTGAATATACTATATTTTCAACAACCTCTACATACGATGTAGGTGATATTGTTATTTACAATAACATTATTTACAGATGTATTTTAGAGGTAACGACTCCAGGAAGTTTCAACTCAGAAAATTGGGAAACTTATTCAATAAAAAAAATGTTTGAACAAAAAGAGCAAGAACTTCAAGCTTTAGCTGAACAATTACAACAAGATATAAAAGACAATGTAATAAACTCATTAAATAGTGAACTAATAGACGGTGCTTTAAGTGCTAATCAAGGTAGGATTCTAAATGGAAAAATAAATGGATTAAAAGGAACAATTCTTTTCCAAAATACAAATGGAATAGTTCTTACACAGTCTATTGAATTAAATGATGATACAGAAGAATATGATTATATTGAAATAATTTACGGCAAAGGCAATGAAGCAGGATTATCAAGTGTTATTTGTTATCCTAACTTTAATAAATATGTTTCTATTTCAATATATGTAAAAACAGATCCAGCAGGAAAAGGTGCACAATTTATTTGTGCAAAATTGAAGTTAGAAGAAAATAGATTAATACAACTTGAATGTCAATTTATAAATCTTCATGACAGTCTCCCTACATCAATAAACTATACAAACGAAATGAGAATCTTTCAAGTTACAGGTTATAAAAAAACTTAAAATAAATTAGGAGGATAAAATGGGAATAAGAATAAGTGAATTAGAAAGCACAAATGTTGCTAATGCTAATGATGTATTTATTATAAATCAAAGCGGAACAACAAAAAAAATAACAAAAGATGATTTGCAAAGTCAAATAGGGAATCCCGAACTTGAAGAAAGAGTAGCACAAATAGAACTAGATACAGGTACAAGTTTAGAATTGTCAATGAATACTTCAACTTATGTATTAACTGCAAACTTGAAAAATAAAGATGATACAGTAGTGAGCACAGCAACAGTAGATTTACCACTTGAATCATTAGTAAAAGATATTCAATACGATAGCACAACAAAAGAAATTGTATTTATATTACAAGATGGAACAACTAGAAGAATACCATTAAGTGATTTAATTAGTGGATTACAAGCAGAAATAACTGAACAAAACAAATTATCAAGCGACTTAGTAGATGATACAAATAAGATACACAAATTTGTAACAGCAAGTGAAAAAACAAGTTGGAATGATAAATATAACAAACCTATAACAGGAATCCCAAAAACAGATTTAGCTAATGATGTTCAAACAAGTTTAAATAAAGCGGATACAGCTATACAAGAACATCAAGATATAACTGGGAAAGAAGATAAAAGTAATAAAACAACAGAATTAACAAGTGAAAGTACAGATATACAATACCCAAGTGCAAAAGCAGTATATGACAGTCAAGCTGGACAAAACGCAGAGATACAAGCACTGCAAACTAAAGTAGCAAACTTAGAAGAAACAGTGAATAGTGAATTAGAAGATGGCACAGCAGAAGGCACAGAGATAACAGTAAATGATAGTGCAACAGCAGATGGAAGTATAGTTACAAATGGAAATACAAGTCAAAATCAATACGAAGGATATAACAGGTGTAGAACAGTTTATCCATTTGAGAGTCAAAAAAGTGGAGTAATTTGTAAAACAAATGAAGATGGAAGCATTACCTTAAATGGTCTATCTACAGCAGAAGGTACTTCTGGTTGGTTTTGCTTTTCAGTAGCTGATAAAACGATTAAAAAAAACAATACATTGTCAGTACATTATGTAAGTGGAAGTATGTCCACTAGTGGCACAGGTAGACCAAGAATCTCAATATTTGACTCTAATTATAGAAGTTCTTTATTATTAAATTTTCCGAATCTATCAAAATCTACGACTGTTTTATCTGCAACATATAATAAAGATACAGAGTTTACCTTGGCTATGTTTTATGTTGATATCAATTCTGGGGACTCGTTTGATAATTTCACATTTAAAGTAATGCTAACAGACGAAGTAAAAACAGAGTTTGAACCTTATGTAGGAGGACAAGCAAGTCCAAATCCAGAATTTCCTCAAAATATAGAAGTTGTAAAAGGCAATGTTGATATAAAAGTAAGTAATAATAACTGGTTTGATTTTAATAAACTATTAGATGAATATAGTAATTTAATAGAAGGTAATGCAGAAAAATTCACAGCTAAAACTAAAGATACTAGAATAAATATTGGAAACAATTATAAGGAGAAAACACAGTATTCAATACAAGGGAATTATAGTACAACGCTAGCAAATGGCTATATGAGAATTTTATATTCAGATGGAAGCTCTGACATTCTATTTCAAGGTTACACAAATGCAAGCATGCAAGGAACATTTAGCACGAAATCAGCTATAAATAAAAGTATTCAAACGATACAAATTATATCGTATGGAACTACTGCATATTGGACTATTGATAAATTACAAATTGAAATAGGCACATCAGCAACAGACTACGTACCTCATGAAGAGCAAACTATAACAATAACATTACCAAACGGCTTAGAAATGTGTAAAATTGGAGATTACAGAGATGAATTTGTAAAAAATCTGAATACTAATAAATGGTATAAGCATAAAGCAGTTGATAAAAAGATATTTGATGGTAGCGAGAATTGGTATGTTGAAAATACGGGAACAAGTAGCTGGTTTTATAGAACTCAATTACCATATATACCAGTTCAAGAGCATGGTTATTGCACACACTATTCTAAGGGAATAATAAGTGCAAGTAACACGGAACAAGGATTTATATGTATTGCCGGAGATAGAAGTTTAAGAATACGATATGGAACAGAAGATACAGTAGCAAATTATAAAACTTGGTTATCAACTCATAATGTAACATTATACTATCTATTGCAAACTCCAATTGAAGAAGAAATAACAGATGAAACACTAATAAACGAATTAGAGGAACTACTAAAAATTCGTACATATTATGGACAAACAAACGTTACTGTTGAGGCAGAAGATTTAGCACCTTACATGACATTGAACTATAAAAAATCAAACAGAGCTTTAAGAAGTGAAATAGATACTATAAAAGCAAGATTAGATTTATTAGAAAATTAGAAAGGAGTCAATTATGACTATATTAGAAAAGAAAAGTGAAAGAAAAAAGAAAGCTATTATGCTTTTAGTAGAAAAACAAGAATATTCTATAGCTTATGCAATGATAGAAGCAGAGAGATTAAACGATGAAGGTAAGCTACTAGATAATGACTATGAGGAATTAATGGAATATTTAGAGAGCTTACTAGAACCAGTTGAAACGGTTGAAGAAGAACAAGTTGAACAAGAAAATATATAAAGGACTTTACAAAATCTACCTTTTTATGCTATAATTAAATTAGAGGTAAGATAATATGTCAGATGAAGTTGTAAGTAGAAAAGAATTTGAAAAGCTTGAGCAAAAAGTCAATGAGCTTGAAGATACAATGGTAAAAAATTCAAGCCTTTTGAATCAAATAGATAAAAAGGTAGATGGCATTTTAATTAAATTAGAAGATGGTAATACGATAGATAATCTAAAATTACAACCTTTAAGCGAAAGAGTCACTAAAGTAGAAGACAATCAAAAGTGGCTTTGGAGAACCAGTGGAGCAGCAATAATTGGTATTGTTATTAAATTAATATTTGATATTACCAAGTTAATAAAATAATAAGGGGAGATAAAAAATATGGAATTAAATAAGTCAATTTTCAAAGGACTTTTAATAACAAACTTGATAACATTGTTCTTACTTTTTGGAACTAATATCGCATGGTTTGTTTACGAAAGCCAATTTGAAACAGTAAGTACAGAAAACATACAAGAACAAACAGTAGAAAATATACAAACAGTACATGATATAACTCAATATTAAAAGGAGTTTTAGATGGGAAGAATAATTCAAACAAAGATAACTAGAACAACGAAACGACAAAAGAAAGTTCCTAGTGGCTATCATAAATGCCCTAACTGTGGAGGGGATGGCGTATGCAAGAACAAAATAAAACGAAAAACAAAAAATTAAAAGTTAATTTTGATATGATACAATCCGATAAAGATTTCTACTTACAAAATTGCAACTTTAATGAAATTCAAGAAAAAGTGTTTAATGACTTAACTGGCAAAGAATCAATGTCAATAATACAAATTTCAATAAAAGAAAATATATCAGATAGAACAGTATGTAGAATTATACGAAGTATAAAAATAAAAATGTTACAAGCTATTCTATTAAAATAATACTCTTCTTTCTTTAAGAACTATACGAAAGTATAGTTCTTTTTTTGTTGCAAAAAAGTGGCGATAATATGGCGATAATATGGCGATTTCATTTTAAGTTTTAGCATTATAATAAATTTAGAAAAGTTAAGGAGGTTAAAAATGATGAAAATTTATCTAAAAAATAAAAAATCTGATATTTTTAACCGCCTTTTTTCAATTTTGAAAAAATTAGAAAAAATCGAAGCTCATTTATGTGCAAAATAGCTAATTTTATTTCAAAGTAATAAAACTATTCATATAAACATAAAAACACGTTAAAAACGATTTTAGAAAGGAATAAGACAATATGCCAAATTATAACGCTTATTATCCTAATAATAGCTTTTATATGCAAGATTTACAGTCAATGAGAGACAGAATCGATAGTCAAATGCGACAATTACAACAGCAACAAAATCAACAGCAACCTTTAGCACAGCAACCTATTACACAAAACTTCCAAATAGCACCTCAGCAACAAATTACAAGTGAGTTAGAAGGATTTTATGCAGATAATGTTGATGAAGTTAAAAATAAATTTGTAAGCAAGACTGGAATTTTTGCAACTAACGATTTTTCAACTATCTGGGTAAAAGATACAACAGGAAAAATTAGGACATTTAGAACAGAAGAAATTATAGAACTTGATGAAAAAGATAAAGAAATTCTAATGTTAAGAAAACAAGTAGGAGATTTGAAGGAGGTAATAGAAAATGCCAACGCCAATACAATTAGACAAAGTGATACAGACTTTGATGGAACAAATGAAAGTAAAAAATCCTCAAGGGTTTCAGTTCGTAAGCAATCTAATGCAAAATAATGGAGACCCTAGTGCAGTATTAAATCAAATTATAGGAAATGCTACGCCAGAAGCAAAACAAAATTTATTAAATCAAGGGAAAAACTATGGCGTTCCTAATGAGATATTAAGCAAATTACAAAACTCAAAATAGGTAATAATACCTTAATTGGTAATATTATAAATATTTTATAGAAAGGAGAAAAATCTATGGGAGACAATTTATCACCTTCTGATATAGCTGCTGTCGTAGGTAATACAGACAGAAACAACTTCGCTTATCCAGTTTACGGTGGAAACTTTGGTGGAAACGGTGGATTTGGTTCTGATGGAGGCTGGTTTTGGTTAATTCTTATCCTTGCTATGATGAATGGTGGCTGGGGTAACGGATTCGGTGGTGGTTTCGGTGGAGACAATATGTACCCTTGGCTATCTAATGGTCAAAAAGAAATCATGCAAAACACAAACCAAGGATTTGACACACTACAATTAGCAAACCAACTAACAGGAATTTCAAGTGGTGTTCAAAATCTAAGCACTCAATTATGTAATTGCTGTGCAGATATGAATCAAACAGTAAATGCTGGATTTGCAAATGCCGAAACTGCTGCTAATAGTAGACAGATGGCTAATATGCAACAAGCATATAGCAACCAATTATCTACACTACAAGGTTTCAACGGTGTAACAAGTGGAATAGCTGATGCAAGTGCAGAAAACAGACTTGGAATAGCTAACTTGAACTCTACAATTTTAGCTGAAAACTGTGCTGATAGAGCTGCTTTAGCTGATGGATTAAAAGATGTTCTTATAAATCAAACAGCTAACACTCAAAGAATCTTAGACACATTATGCCAAGACAAAATAGATGCTAAGAACGAAAAAATCTTAGACCTACAAAGACAATTAGATATGGCAGATTTAAGAGCAAGTCAAATCGAACAAACAGCTCAATTAAGGGCAGGACAAGAATTAGCAAACACAGAATTGCTAAATTTATTAAACACATGCCCAATTCCGTCAACACCTGTCTATGGACGCACCGCGATTTTTTCGTGCAATGGAAACAACGGATGCGGTTGCGGAAACTTTAATGGTTCAATTTAATTAAACAAAATGCAATTTTAGACACAGTCTAGCCTTCGCAAAAGCGATTATTTGCATAAACCAAGAGGGCTATAATGCCCTCTATTTTTATATAAAGGAGGAAAAAATAATGATTAATGCTATAAATACAAATCCTACACAAACAGTAGAAGCTGGAGCTAATGTGTTGTTTAATGGAACAAATGTAAGGACAAATTCTTGTAAGCCTTGCAGAGGTTGGCTTAATTTCAATAGCTTAAATAGTGGAATATTTGAAATTACAAAGCCAGGTATTTATGAGATACATTTTAATGCTAATGTATCACCAACGGTAGCAGGACAAATAACAGTTAATATAACAAATGCAGGAGAAAACATTATAGGTGGAGAAATGCAAACACCTGGAACTACTCCAGATACTTTTGAAAATATAGCAGCTGAAATTTTGGTAGAAGTGCCATGTAATTGTTGTGATATTTTTACAATAAAAAATAATTCCGAAAATCCTGTTGTGTTTAATAATCCATCGCTTTCAATAGAAAGATTAGCGTAATGAATAACTTTGAAAAGAATTTAGACTTACTTTCAAATATTGTTCAATTAAAAAGCTACGAAATATTAATACACGATTTCAACAACACAGACTTAATGAAGTATTTATCACATCAAGATGAATTACTAGATACAATAATTAAGCAAAATGAAGAAATAAAAAATCTTCTAAAAGGAGGAAAATAGATGGAAATAGAAGATATAATTCAAAAAATTATTGACAATGGGAGCATAGAAGATATGCATAAACTTTCTGACATTTTAGAAGATTCACTAGAAATGTTAGAAAAATACGACAAAGAATGTTTTGAAAAATACGAAATGGAGCTTTATAAAATGGCTTATGGATCTGTATTAAGTGAAGAAATGGCTAAAGAAATTGTTTCTAAAATGAAACCATATAGAATGAGATGGAGTATAGAAGAAACAGAAGAAGTACAAAATCAATTTGGATTAGATAACATAAGACCAGTAGATTTTTTTGTTGTAATGAATCAAGCATACAATGACTATAAAGATTTATTTAATGAAAATATTGAAATGTATGCTAGGTATGCAAATGATTTTATTAATGATGAAGATGCAAAAAAAGATAAAGTTTTTTTGTATTTTACTCAAATACCAGAAAATTAGAAAGGAGTTAGATTATGAATGATATGAGTACAAGCAACAGAGAATATGACAATAGAGGCTATGATAATCATGAATATGATTATAGGGATTACAGAGGTTCTAATAATAGAGGCTATGATAATAGATATTATGATGAAGAAGATTATAGGGATTATCGAGATTATAGAAATTATCGTGACTATGATTATAGAAGAGATTATGACAAACGTGGTGGAAGAATAAACAACAGAAGTTATAGAAATTATCGTGGCGACTATTATGAAGAACTAGAAATGACAATGGAAGATATGAAAGAAACAGGAAGAAAGCTTGAAGATATAGCTGATATGTCAAAAAATATGCAAGAGAAAAATATGCTTACAAAAGTAGCACAAAAAGAAAAAGAACATTACATGACACTAAAGCAAATGGTAGACAAAGGAATGTAAAAATAGGCTCGAAAGAGCCTTAGAGGTAAACATGGAAGAAATATGTCAATTTGAAATAAATAATCGAATATACACAATATATGATGTAGATAAAATTCAAGGCAAAGAAAATTATGTTGGTAGATCAAGATATAATGAGCGAGATATATATATCGAAAAAGGCTCATTAGAACAAATGCTATTAACGTTAAAACACGAACTTATGCACGTTTGGTTATATGAAAATGGGCATACAAATCAAGACGGACAAGAAATATTTGATTATGAGGACTTATGCGAATATGTTGCACTTTCTAATAATTCAATAAATAGAATAGTTGATTTATATTTAGATGTAAAAGGCTTGACATTAAAATAATTTTATGATATATTAATTATAAACTTAATGTATTTGTTCATTTGCTTGGAGAGATAAAAGCAACTTATACGCCGAATAAATTGTGAGGATTGTTGAAATATACTTTCCAGCACGCATAGACGTGTGGGACAGCACAATCGGGAAAGTTGTTCCCCCTATCTGTGGGATTATTTAAGCAAATTGGAGTTCGTAGACTGAACTTCAATTTTTTTATCTTGCTTTTTATTTAATTATATGTTATAATAAAGTTATATATGATAGAGTAAAGCCCATTTCATAATAAAGGCAAAAGTCTTATTGTTATATAAGATACTTTGTCTTTATTTTTTTTGCATAATATGGTATAATAAAAACAAGGAGGTAATGAGATATGGAATATGCACAATTAATTATAGTTGCTATATTAGTAGAGGCTATATGGGAAAATTTACGAAAGATAAGAGAAAATGGAGAGTGGTCTGTAAATCGTTGTGGTGCTTTGCTTTTATCAATTCTTATATGTCTTTTAGCAAATGTTGATATCTTTCCTATTGTTGGAATATCAATTTCAATTCCATTTGTAGGAGCAGGCTTAACTGGAATTATTGTTTCAAGAGGGGCAAATTTTGTAAATGATTTGTTCACAAAATTAAATCAAAAAGGAGAGAAATAGTATGTCAAAAATAGGAGCTGATATTAGTACATATCAAAAAGGTGTAAATTATGATGAGGCAGTAAATCATATTGATTTTGCTATCATAAGAGTTGGATATGGTGTTTCTTATTTACCAGATACCCAAAGAGATACTGAATTTGATAATCATTATTGGGGTTTCAAAGGCAAAGTTCCTTTAGGTGCTTACTATTATGCTTATGGAACAAGTTATGATACAGGAAGAAAAGAAGCAGAAAATTGTTTGGCTTATATGGAAGATAAGCAATTTGAAATGCCTATTTATTATGATATGGAAGAAAATAGAAACACAAAAGAAGCAGGACAAGGATTTGTAGATAGAATTAGAGAAGCAGGATTAAAAGCAGGAATTTATGCAAGTTCTAGCTTTTTCAAGAATAAAGGATTAGCAGAAATAGACTGTGATAGTAGATGGATAGCAGCTTATGGTTCGAATAATGGAGAAATTCAAGAAAATGCGAATCCAAATAACAACGGTATAAACTGCGACTTATGGCAATATAGCTCAAAAGGTTATGTAGAAGGAATCGGAAGTAATATTGATATGGATTTAATGTTTGATGGCGAATATACACCAGAACCTACACCAGAGCCAAGTCCAGAACCTACACCAGAGCCAAGTGGAGATGATACTATTAGAGATATACAAAGATGGTGCAACAATAACTATGGCACAGGAATAGCTGAAGATGGACTATATGGACCACAAACAAAAAAAGCATTGACAAAAGCATTACAGACAGAATTAAATAATCAATTTAACGCAGGATTAGACGTTGATGGTATCTTTGGAAACTTAACAAAAAATGCTTGTATAAATGTAAGAAAAGGAGCTAGAGGCAATATTACTAAATTAATTCAATCAATGTTGTATTGCAAAGGTTATCCAATAGCTCCAGATGGTATATTTGGAGGTGCAACCCAAGGGGCTGTATATAACTTTCAAATAGGAAATGGCTTAGATGACGATGGAATTGTAGGCAAAGAAACATTTGCAAAATTATTTGGATAATGTTATAATAATTACAGATAACATATAAAAAAGTAGTGATAATAGCCCGTCACTACTTTTTATTTACTTTTTAATATTTTTATGCTATAATAAAAAAAGATGATATATTATATCATTTTTTCATATTTTTTATCTTTATATTAGGCAGCAGTTGTTTTATCTGCTGCTTAATATATTATCAATTTCATCTAATTTAAGGTCTATCATTTCACATTTAATTTGAATATTAGATATTTTATTTGTAATATCTTCCCAATTTTTACAGTTGATTTGTGATTCCAAAGATTTTATAATTCTATAATTTTTTATCTTTTTATCGCACAAATTATTAAAAGCTTGTTGCATTTGTTTTTTCATTTGTTGTTTTCTTTTTCTTTCATTTTCAATTTGCTTTATTTTTTTATAATCTATTTTTGTATTCGACTTTAGTCCTAAATTGAAATCTTGATTTATTTTTTGCATAGCTTCTTTGAATGATAGATTAAATAAATATTGAACAAATTGTATTATATCTCCGTGTCCTATTACAGCTAAAGCAATAGAATGAAGTATCATACATTTTTGCACTTGCATTTTTATCTTTATGAAACGGGCAATGAAACATACTTCTCTTATATGGAATATTATATTTTTCTAAAATATCTCTCATACTTAATACTCTTAAAATTTCATCTTTCATTTTCATCACTCTTTTCTTTTTTATATTGGTTGGGAAACCTAGACTCGAACTAAGAATCCAACAGTCAAAGTGTTGTGTGATACCATTTCACCATTTCCCAATATTTTTATATGGGGTGGACATTGGGAATCGAACCCAAACTTGTAGTGCCACAAACTACCGTGCTAAACCATTATCACTATGCCCACAATTATAATTTAGATTAATATAAATTAAATTATAATTCTAGGCACATATTATAATGGGGGATAGGATTTGCACCTATCATACTGTCGCTCCCAACACGCCAACCTGTTTTATAACAGTGGAGTCACCCAAACAGACAGTCTTGCCCAACTAAACCACGTCTACCTATTCCGCCACCCCATTTTTATTATCTTTCACTATATTTTACTTCATCAAAATGTTTTTTCATTTCTTCTATAATTTCCTTAGGAGTATTCTTTTCAATTATAGCAATATAACTATTAGTTTCATCATAAAAAGAATATTTAAGATATTCTTTATAATCTTCCATAATGATTTTTCCTTTCTTGAAATTAATACATTTATATGTAACAATTCCATTTTTCTTACTTTTATGAATATTCATACAATTCATACATTCGTGTCTTAAACAAAAGATGCAAATTTTTTCTTTCAAATCTTTTTGAACATCTTTCATAATTTTATCCTTTTTTCTTTCATTTTATCACTATGTTTAACTAAATGTCAATAATTTTATTTCCATTTTTCTTATAAATTCCTTTTCGCACTTTCCATGCTTTGATAAAGTAAATATCATCATCTACAAAATCATAGCAAATAGGTGATTCTTTTCCTTCATCTTTGCGTTCTATTCGACCTATTGATTGAATTAGGGTAATTTTGTTTTTAGTTGGAGCAATTAAAAATAAACGATTAAGTGGTTTTATATCTAGCCCTTCTCTAGCAAGCGAAAATGTTGCGAATAAGTAATGTTCTTGTTTGTTTCTCATTTTTTCAATGGCTTCTTCACGTTCTTGCTTTGCTTTTTTAGTTGTCATTTTCCCATTGATAAAAAGTCCACCAATTTGATTATGCAATAATTCTAAGCCTTCTAATCTATCCGAAAGAATTAAACAATAGTTGTTTTTTTCTTTCTGTAATAAGTCTATTATAATCTTGTTTCTGTTTTCATTCAAAGCTATATCAGAAGGAAGCTTCTGGTATAAAATTGTGCCGATCCCATTTTTGACAAGTAGAAGGTATTTCATATTGAGTTTGAATAGGAATTACATTTGCTTTTATTATTTTATCTTGAATAGCATCTTCTGGGATTTTATATTTAATTGTGTTAAGTAAACTATACATTGCCCTAGTAAGCCCGTCAACTCTGTATCCAGTAGCACTTATCCCATATCTATATTCTGCTGCCAAGTTGTTTAATATTTTTGAATACTGAGTACATTTTGTTACACTTCCGACCAACGTTCTGGCACTCGTCAACAATAATTGTTCCCCATTCATATTTATATTGTAATAAGTCTATGTTGGCTAGAGTTTGTCTAAGTGCTATCGTAACATATTTACCTATTTCAACTTTGCCTTCTTTGATTAACCCATAATCTCCTTTTTTCATATTGAAATTATTTTCTAAATAGTCTTTGAATTGACTTTGAATTTCTTTCTTTTCACAAATTATTAATGCCTTATATCCTATTCTTCTTATTAACTCCAAAGCCATAATAGATTTGCCACTACCACATTTACTTGACAATATTCCTCGTTTATAACATTGCATTTCATTTACAGCTTTTTCTTGATAATCATACAATTTCAAATTATTCTCTGGGAAATCCAATATATTATGTTTTCCCCAATTAATAGTATAATCTTCAAGTACAGGGTGCAAGTTCCAAACATTATTGATCTCTCCAATAGGCAGAACATAATCACCTTCATTAACAGAATACATTTTTATCTTTTTAGGAATATTTCCAGTCCAGAAACCCATTGCTTTCTTTTTTTGAATTTCGGGATTATTTATTTCTAGCTGCTGTCTACAAAAGTCCTTTATTTCTTTAGTTGGAGATTCTATATGTATCTGTGAATCAATTTTTATTTTCATTAGTTCACCTCGATATTAAAGGTCGGAACTGAATCTATTGTTGCTTCAAATTCTATACTTTTTACAAATTTAATCTCATGCCCGTCTTGATATAAATGTATATATTTTAGATTTTTATCAACTGTTAAAACATAATGATAGTTTTTCGTAAAATCTTCTTTTATTTTTTTATTTTCTGCTTTAACATCCAAAATTTCTTTATTAACTTCGAAGATTATATCACGTAGGTCTTTAATTAACGCAAGGCATTCATTATTTCTTTCTTTTTCTCTTTTCAATTCATTTTTCTTAAAAAACATATTTGTCCTCCTTTATTTTTACAAATTGCCCTGTCTTTATATCTTTTGGTCTATTTTTACTTTCTTCTCTATGCCAACAACCACAACTTTTAACTGTACTATAAGGATATATAAAAGAGTCTTTTCTTAATATTACTATTTTACCACAATCACATTCACATCTCCAGTAACTTCTGGTATGATTAGCTTTTGTTTCAATATGATCCAATCCTAAAACTTTTAATTTGTTATATTTATTTCCAGTAATATCAATTATTCTTTGCATTTAATATTCTCCAATCTTTTTTATATTAGGTTCTATTTTCTTCAAATCTATGCTTTTGTCAAAAAACTGTAATAAATCAAAATTTATAAAATATACTTTATTATTCCATTTTATTGCGATAATCATATTAGTATTATTTTTTTCTTTGAATTTTTTATAAGCTAAAAATTGATTAGCCTCTAATCTATCTAAATTAAATACACCTGTTTTATTATCTAAGTTTTTACATTCTATTAAAGTTGCAATATTATTTTTAATTGCGACTATGTCTACTGGCTGGCTCCCAGATACACCTTTTTCATTATATATTACATAATATCCATTGCCCGAAAGCCACCAGCAAAGTTGCTCTTCAAATTTTTTCCCAACTTCATATTGTTTTTTTCCCATTATTTAATTCCCACCTTATCCAATGATTCTTGCAATTTTTTATCATCAAATCCTGTTCTAAAACTTGTGTGAATAAAATGCTCAGGTAAAAAGTCACAATTAGCATCATCTAAAACCAAATAATTAACACAACGATAATTTGCAACAAACTCCATTATCTCTTTAGTTCTATCTCCGTTAAAGGGTGTTTTCATTTCAAACTTCATACCATATTCAGCTAATCTTGACTGGACTATTTCAGAATCAATACTATTCATTCTCCATGTAGAACTTAATATTATATGTACTTTATAACCAACATTAGTTAATTTTTGATTTAATATCATTAAATTATTTAAACATTTAGGGTCAAATGGAAAACGATTAAAACTCATTATTCCTTTTATATTATGTCTTTTTAAACATTCTCCAAAATAAGTTGCATTATTCATTACACCATCAATATCTAAAAATATATAAAAATTCTTATTCATTATTTATCCTTTCTACTTTTATTCCTAGCAAAATTCTAAACATAATTCTGTGAAATAAATTTATTTTTTTATTTGTTCTAAACACTAAATTCCCTAAAATCAATTTTGAATTATATTTTTCAGGTGTAAAATTATGATACATTTTCGTTCTCCATTATATATAATTTGCAATAACCTTTTTTTTCAAGATATAATAGCATTTCTTCTCTATCGTTAAATGTAGCCTCAAAAGTATGCTTACCATCTATTAGCTTATATAAAAATATTCCTTCATCTCTTAATAAATAAATATATTCTTTCATACTGCCTCCTAAAATTAATTTTAAGGCATTTTACATTTCTTAATATATAACTTGTTTACTGTAATGCAAAATGCCTTAATTCACACCATTCTGCTAAAATGGAAGGCCATCATTTCCCTCTATTACATTTACATTTACTCCAGAATTTTCTGCAAATTCTTCTAAGTTGTTATTGGTATTATTTTGTTGTTTACTTCCACAAAATTCAACCGATTCAACAATAACATTGGTAGCAGTTCTTTTTTCTCCGCTATCTGTTTCCCATTGATTATTTTGTAAATGTCCAATTAAAAGCATTTGTGATCCTCTACTAAAATACTTACTAATAAAATTTGCTGTATTCCCAAAAGCAGAGCAATTAAAGAAGTCTGTTTCATATTCTCCACTTTGATTTTTATAATCTCTACGAACTGCAATGCTAAAGTTAGCTACCTTTTTATCGTTTCCTAAATCTTTTAATTCTATATCTTTCGTAAGATTCCCTTTAAGTATCGTCTTATTCATTTTCGCCTCCTATAATTTTCATTATTTTTGCTTTGCTTACAACTTTTGCGTTTGAACTTTTACAAACTTCCATTACTTGTTCAATAGTATTGATTAAAACATCTAAATTGTTTTTCAAATCTTCATTTTTTTCTTCTAGTTTTTTAATCTTTTCTTGCTTTTCCTTATTTTCCTTTAATGCTTTATCGTATATCATTTGCTCTATAATATTATTTGCATCTTCAAAAATCTTTTTTTGTTCTTTTCTTTTTCTTAAATTTTCTAAAAATTTCATAATCTTAATCTCCTTTATTTTATATTTAATACTTTTCCATATTTACATTTCTTGCAATCTTCTTTATCCACATTGCTATTTTTAATATAGCAACACCAATAAGACTGATTATTCATTTCTACCGTATGAGGACAACCTTGTTGTTTCATTTTAATCTCCTTTCCTTAATCAAAATAATAATCATCATCGTCATCTTTTTCTAAGTCTAAATCGTAAATATTAGCAATATATTCTTTAACTTTTTGCCATCTTTTTTCTTTATCTTGTAATTTGTTGTCTAGTTCTTTTATTTTTTCTTTTTTTTCTTTTATTTGTTCTTCAATCTTTTGTAATTCTTTTTCTTTATTATATTTTGCTATTCTTCTCATCATTGTTTCGTCAAGTTTAATTGTATCTTCATCAATACTGTTTCCTGTTGTAAAAGTAAAAGTCTTAGATACTCCAACAGTTTGTTTTACGCCTCCTAAAGGGTCTTCGTATTCTATGCAATTAGTGTCTACATTCATTTCGTATATATCGCCAGTAATATAATGTATTTCTTTTTCATCATAAATAATAAGGTGTTGCCCTTTTATATTCATCATTTATTCCTCCTTTCTCCAAAAGTCGTCGTAGTACCATATTCTATCGCATTTTTGTTTACTTATACAATAATCACAATGACCGCAACTTGTTGGTTCAATTTTGCCTTGTTTTAATTCTTGTAAATGAGGTAAATAAGATTGTAAAAATTGTAACTTCAAAGACAACTTTTCTTGTGGAATTTGTAGCAATGCTCTTTGACTATATTTTTGTTTTGTTGCAACTGCTATAATAAATGGTAATTGATTTCCTGTATTTTTCCATACAATTTCTTGATATAATGCACCTTGTAAAACATAATCATAAGCATCTATAAAATTCTCTTTTTGTCTAGTTTTATCGTTCCATATTAAATCTAAATTTGCCATTGCCTTTAAGTCTACAATACATTTATCTTTATGAAAACTATCTATTTTAATTTTAACTGGAACTCCTGATATTTCACCAGTCATAATTTGCTGATGGTCTCCACCTATGTATTTCATGAACATTTCGTCTTGTTGCATTTGACTTAAAACTTCTTCTGCAATTTTATAATCTGCTTTTAAGTCTCCATTTTTCAAAAATATTTCTGGATGTTTTTCTTTGAATTTTTCTAAAGTTCCACTAACGGCTTCATCTATATAACTTGATACAAGCATAGCTTTCGATGTTTCTTCTACCCATTCACCTTTTAATTTTGCTAATGCACACGCTTCACATTTCATAAAAGATTTAATTTGTGAACTTCCAGTATATTTCATTTCGTTTTCTAAACTAAAATAATTATCTTCATTTAATTTAATCATTTTTCATACTCCATTCTTTCAATTCTTTATATAAATCATCTCTATAATCCAACGGAACTAGGTAAAAATAATCTTTCATTCCATCAAAAGCTTCTTGAAATGTCATATTATATGAATGTACCCATTCTAATATATTTGTCTTAAATTCTTCTACATAATCATTATAATCTTTTATCATTATTACTCATTCCCCTCTTTAATCTTTTTTCTAACGAATCGTATCTGGTATGATAATAGTCTTTTATTTTGTTTGTTTTTAATTCTTGTTTTAATTTGTTCCTTCTTAATCTTCTAATACAATTACTCATTTTTACCTCCTTATAGAATATCTTGTGGTTGTTGCCTATTTGGAGTAACATCTTCAACTTCATCACTTGTTAAAACACCATTTAATGCCTCAGGACAATATAGTCTAGCAAAGAACGCCATTGCTCTATATCCTAACATTTGAGAAGTCATTGTAGACCATTTTGAAGTTTCTTTACCATATTTATCTTTTCTACTCCACCAACCTTCTTTTTTAGCTAAATCAACAGTAACATTGTTTCCTTTTATTCTTTTATTATCTCTAATTCTAGTTGCTTCTAAATAGCAGCCATAATTATCTTTTCCTTCTTCACCAAAATAAACTAAATCTAAATCTTTATATTGTCCTGTTTTTTCTATTAATGTTTTACAAAATGATCCAGACCATGAAAGTCTACCTTTTATTAGATGTAAATTTTGTGCTATTGTAAAAACATCCATATCCATTTTTTTAGCCATTCCTAATGCAACTATAACATTCTCTGGATGTCCTTGGAATTCACTTGGGAACAAAGAACTTTTTGCTAATTGATTTGCAATTTTCCAATCATCTGAGAATGATTGCAATGCAGTTTGATGTTGTTCTACTTTTGCTGGTTTTGTTTCTGCTTGTTTAGGTGTGTCAACTGTGTCAACTACTTCAACTTCATCAATAACAAAGCCTTCATTTTTTTCTTTTTCTGTCATATTAGGAAACATATCCATAATATTTTGCATTTCTTTGCTTAATTGATCTAGTCTTTTTTCAACCTTTTCTTTTTCTTCTGGATGGTCCAATAAATACTCTGCTCCAGTAGTAAATGATTTTAATAAATCATTGTACTTTTGTTTTAATACTCTTTCTTCTTCCATAATAAATCTCCTTTTCTTTATTTGATAAATATATATTAACATAGTTTTAATTAAATGTCAAGTGTTTTTTAATAAAAATTAAAATTATTTTGTAGTACTTCCAAAACCACCTACTCTTTCACCTTCTGCATTATCATCTTCTGTTGTATAATATTTTTGGAATATTCCTTGTCCTATACAATAACCTTTTTCAATTTTTATTGGTTCGTTGCTTAAATTATAAAAAGCAAACATCATCTCTCCATCATTATCTGGGTTCCCATAATAATCCTTTTTGTTATCATATAAGCTGTTTATCTTATATTTCTTATAATTTCTTATAAGTTCAGACTATATCTTCATTCTTCCATAGAATGTTGGGTGCTCGTGTCGTGATTATTGACTTGGTTATCTCACACGTTAGTCGTTGAACCTTCCTTTTACTTTAAAACCATTTCAAAGGCTCGGCTGCTGATTATCCAATCTTTCAAATTTTTACACTTTGGTATTGAAAGCTCTAAGGAGTTTCCAGCAATTCTCCCAATTTAAAGACGCCAATTATTTATTTCTTATTTTTGAATGTAACCTTGTATGCTCTCCAAGTGTCATAACTTTTAAATTTGACAATTCATTGTTTTTTCTATTCATATCTATATGGTGAACTATATATTCAGGTTTTAAATATAATTTTCCATTTATTTGAATCGAATTTTCTTTATTTAATAAAAATTTTTCTGCAATTAATCTATGTTCAAAAACAAAACCATCACAATCTCGAAACGGATGTTCTAAACATCTTATTTTTATATATCCATAATTTGTTACTTTTTTATCGGATTTCCACGAAGAATTTTTGTTTCCTTTAAGCCCATACTGATGGTTTTTATTTCCCTTCATATATTCCATCTTAGCTTTTCTATGACATTCTCTATTGCAATAATGATTTTTACTTTTTTTTAAGCGACAAGGTTTTAAGTGAAACTTTTTTCCACATATAGGGCATATACAATTATAATAATTTTCATTTTCTATTATGTTTTGTTTTTTCTTGAATTGCCCTTCACATTTTTTTGAACAAAATATATTTTTTCTGCTTAATCTTTCTTTATGCCTAATTTCAATGTCTATTCCACAATTACTACATTTCTTTATACATAATAGTTTACCTTTTTTATTCATATTTTCCCTCCCTTTATTACAATTATACCATATATGTTGGGAAGTGTAAATATAATTATATAACTTTAGCGTCTATTATTCCCAAGCTATTAGGAATAACTAATTTTTTCTTTTTAGGATTTGAACTTCTATTTACTAACATTAAAAATTCATCATCTTGCATTTTTACTTTTACTCCTGTTGGAACTAAAACAGGATCATCTCCAATTTTATATGGTGGAATTTCAACATCTTCTATACATTCAAAATCATAACCTGCACTATGCTTTGTTTTTCTTTGTGGCAAATTAAAATCTACCTTTTTTGTTTCATAACCATTACTTGTTATTCTATTTACATATTCAAATTTTCTCATTTATTTATCCTCCTTAACTATTTTTACTTCGCAACCTAAAGCTTTGCTTATTTCAGCCATAGTCATTTCTTTAACTTCTTTTGAACTATCATAAGTTGTTTTATAAGTTGGAACTTCAATTTTTATAATTTTTGTTCCATAATCTTCATCATTTATTAATAGATTATCTTTTATATCATAACATTCAAGAATATCTTCCTGTTCATTTATAAAACTATTTTCATCATTTTTTACAAATACATTATATTCTTCTGAGTCTGTTGTAATTTTAGTTCCAATAGGTAATTCGAATAATTCGTTCTTAGTTGGTTTAGTGTTAAGTGGTTCAAAAGCTCTTTCGTCCCATATAAAGTCCTCTTTATCTTCCTCGATTCTATATGCCAACCTTTCCATAAATGATTCAGTTTGTTTAATAGTTACAATCTTCCCCTCCATATCTGTCATTTCATAATTACAACCACCAGCAAAGTTCTTAATATCCATTAAGTTACTTTTAATTCTTACTTTATCTCCGCACTTTAAATTTGCTCATCTATTCTTCCTCCTTAAAAAAATAATTTATCATATAATCTATTCCATTTGATTTTAGCATTTCATTTAACTTTATAGATTCTTTAGCTAAAGGCATTATAATTTTTATTACTGTTGCTGCATTTATTTTTATCTGTCCCTTAAAAATATAAGTAATATATTGTCTTGAATACTTAGTTATTTGTGCTATATAAGAATTCATTTTACCCTCTTTTAATTCATTTAGTTTTTCTTCTCTAATTTTGTAGTACATTCCTTTACCTCCTTAATCAATATTTTTGTTATATCTTTGCATATAAAATATGTTATTATTCCTAATATCATATTCAAAGCTGTCTTTGGTATTGGATGCAATAACTCTATTAGATTAACTCCAATGTTCAACGCAAAGAATATTATTAAACAATTTACTCCAACTATATATAATATATCTTTTATTTTATTCATTTTTATCTTTCCTTTCTATAAATTCATAACCATATCTGTTTATATTTTCAATTTTACCGATTGATTTTATTTTTTTATTTATTCTTGTTATATGAGTTGCAATAGTTCCTCTTGAAAATAATTTTAATTTATTGTTACATATACAATTGCATAATTCTTCAATAGTAACTCTTTTTTTATCATATATATATCCAAAAATAAAGTTTTCATTAGGAGTTAGTTTTATTTTTTCAGATGAATTAGTTATTATTCCAAAAATCTTATCATAATTCATTTTTTATCCTCCTTACTTCCAAAATATATTATAGCAATTAAAAAACCAGCAATTGCACCCAAAACAAATTTAATCATTGGTGTTCTCCTTTTCTTTTAAGTAATTATTCAATTTTCTTTCTGCTAGATCATCACATAATAGCAATGATACAATAAATCCTAATAAAACTCCTGTTAAAAACATTTGCATAATTCATTTTCTCCTTTCATTAGTTCCCTTCATTTTATTTATTTCTTTTACTAGCTCATTAATTTTAGTTGCAAGTGTTAAATCTATATTTCTCATTTTATTTGTTGTTCCTGTAATTGTTGTAATATATTTTTCTTCACTATCAAACTGCAATTCTTCTATTGTCTTATCTTCTTCTATTATTTCGACTTCATCATTCAAAATTTGAACTAAATCTAAACAATAGCCATCTTTATTTCTGTATTGTACTAATGTGTCATCATCTAATTTTTGATATTCTGTTTTCCAATGTTTTATTTTTGCTGGTACTTCATCTCCTTTCGCAATTTTATTCAATAAATCAATTATACGAATATTATTCATTTTCATACCTCCATTTATATCCACCAGCACTTTTATTAATTCCACTACAGCACTGTGAAATACTTGATACTAATATCTTTAGTTGTCTTTCAACTTCACTTGCACTTTCCCATGTTTTTAAAAGATTACCATTTAAATCATATTGTATAACCCTTTTTGACCTTGGATGTTCGTTGTTTTTTTTATTACACCACGCTCCTTTTTTTAATCCAATTCTATACGCCTCTTTTTCATTGTAGCCATAAGTGCACCATTCAAGATTCTCTAAAGAATTGTTTAATATATTTCCATCTATATGATTTATGCAAGGATAATTTTGAGGATTAGGAATAAAAGCTTTTGCTAATAATCTATGTAATGTTTTCGTATGTACTTTCCCATTTTTCATCATACTAATGGTTTTATATCCTTGTCGATTTTTAGAATTTTTCAATATTTTTTCTTTTGTTCCTTTAAAACTTCTTATACTTTTAACTTGACCTTCTTTATTTATATAATACCCTTCAAATTCTTTTATAGGTTTCCATTCTGTTTTATTCATATCTTTATCCTTTCTTTAATAAATCTTGTAATTCTTCTATTCCATATTCAATAACTTCTTTATACGTATATTTATTATCTAATGGAATATAATCTTTTCTACTATTTAATTCTTTAATCTCATCTTCTATCTTCTTTTCCCAATCACGATTAGCTTGATTATATCCTTCTTTGTATCTGTCCATATTATTTCTCTACTTTCTCTACTAAATTTGCTTGAATTAAATCGTATAAAATATCTAAATCTTGACAAAAAATTTCTCTGTTCCATATAAAAACTTCAGTTGCACCTTTTTTAGTATATTTTTCATATGATTCGGGGCATTTAGTGGTTTCTTCTTTATAATCAAACCCGAACTTTTCTAATTCCTTTAAATCAACTTCTTTTCTTATTCGTAGCATTATTCTTCCTCACTTTCATCTATAATTCGTAATTCATCTTGTATCTGCTCTTGATTCCTTTGTAAAATGTTGTAAGCTAAATCACCAATTTTGTTTGCACTATATCTATTGTCATTTTTCCATTTTGCACATTCAATTAGCTCATCTGTTAAATAGTCATAAAGCCTTGAGTATAAGTGCATATTTTTATATCTTTCATCGTCTATTGCTTCGTCGCATAATGGTTGTATATCTCCACACAATTTATTTATTATATCTTCTATCTCCATACTTTACCTCCCCATAATTTTTAGTTTCACTAAATTTAATTTGCTTACATTCCTTTTTATTGCATAAAAATTGTTTTATACATATTCTACATTTATTTTCCATTGTTACTTCCTTTCCAATGCCTTGCAATTAAGTCATTTACACTTACCATCTTTGTGTCTTCTTCAAAATCTCCATCTTCATATAACCTGCAATATCTGTCCTTGTCAATTAATATTCCTGTATCAGTTCTTCTATTATTTTCGTGAAGACTGTCACATCCACGACAAGTATGAGTACAAGTATGATTTTTATAATTCCAATATCCACATTCAGCCAAAGGCATCAATTTGTTTTCTATATATTCAAGAGCTTTATTTTTCTCTTTTTCTTTTTGGTATAAGTCATAATCTACATATATTTTGTGATTATCTTTTATATTTACATTGTTTGCAAATCTTTGAGCTCTTTCTAATGAACTAAAATGTCTGTGCATTGTTTTATATCCTGATTTCATAAATATAGTGAATCCAACTATAAAATCATAATTTTTATCTTCATTCATAATTACCTCCTAACCTTGGTTTAATATTTTTCTCATTTTACCTGCATCTGTTATATCTTCAACTTTGTATAAATAATTAATTCTTTTAGCAGTATCATAAGCAACTTTTTTAAGTCGTTCTGTTTCTTCTTCTATTGTTTTGTTTGGATTTGCAATTTCTCTTATGTGTAATGTTTCATAATCAGAGCCATATAAGTCCGCTTTTTCAGAATATGTATAAACTTTACTTCTAATTTCTTGTTCAACTCTTGTTTTTATTTCCTCATTATGTTCCCTTTTTGAAAATGGGCTTGTTATAGTTAAAAATATATCTATTACATTTACAATATCTATGTTATCATCTATAATCCATTCTTCAATATTAGGGTCTTCCCAGAATTGTTTTGAAATCTTTCCATTTTTTATATATTCTTTTGCTTTTTCTTTTGTTGTAAAGCACGCTTCTATATGATAATCACTATAACATCCATCTGTTACTATGTATATTTTTTCACTCATAATTACCTCCTAAACATATTTATTAAGGTTTTCAATTAAATCGTCTAATCCATTATATCTATATCCTCTATCATCTATATAAATAATTCCAACTGCTTTTTCGTTTGTTACTCCTATAATGTCATCTTCTTTCCAATACAGATTGCCTTCCATATCTTTATTAAAAACTCTAAATTTTAAATCTATGTTTTTATCTTTAGATAAATGTGTTACTATTTGAACAGCAGGTCGATTGCTTGATATTACTATATAATAATCTTTCATAAGTTCTTTTATATAATTTAATAATTCATAATCTATCTCTCCATATATTGAGCCATCTTTCCAACCTTTATATCCTTTGTGTATTACTCCATCAAAATCAAATACTATTGTTTTCTTGCTCATAATTACCTCCAAATATTAATCGAAACAAACTATATGTATGTATTCATGTACTTGTACTTCTTTTTGCTTAAACGGAAATTTCTTGCAATATGGACATTGTATATCTTCTATTTGTTCTTTCTCAGTTAACTCATATCCACACCAATTTTTGTCTGCAGTTATTACTTTTACATTTTCTGGATATTCTTCAAAATTAACTCGAATTTCGCTATCACTCCCATCATAATCAAATCTGCTTATAAGTACACTATCTATTTCTTTTCCACAACTTGCACATTTACTCATTCTAACCACCCCAATTCCTTACATTTTTCGTTTATTGCTTGTAGTTCTTGCATTGTTATTGCCAAACTTCTTGAATATTTATTCCCATTAATATACATTGAGGCCATAGCCGTTTTTGAATTTCCTTCAAAGCTTATTGCTAATGTTGTGTATTCATTTTCTTTTTTAGTATATTCAAGATAATTATAAAAATTTTTAGTTACTTTTTTATATCCTAACTTTTCAAACATTTCATCAGCTTTACTCATTTATTTCTCCTTTCTATCTATCTTCAATATCTCTATATTGTTTTAGTTCTTCTTGAAATTTATCTGTTTTATCGTACCCACAACTCCACATTTCTGGGCAATAACCTCTATAAACACATTCCTTTACCATAACCTCTGCTACAAATTTATCATGTTTTGAAACTTCTTCTTTCATAGCTTGCATAACTTGTCTTGTTTCAGGAGAAGCTTGGTTGCATAATCTTTTTCTTGATAAGTTTATAAGTGCTTGAGCATTTGCTTCATATTCCATCTCAACTTCTGCTCCTTGAGGTAATTCATCTCTGTTCACACCAGTCCTATCTGTCCTTTGTGTTCTTATCCATTTTTCAACTCCGACGTGATGTCTTGCAAAATGAGTTGCAACCCAACTTTTTAATTCTGTTATTTTGAAACAATATATTAAACTTCTGATTGGACTATGCTCTGCTCTCAATATACTTCGTTTGAATTTATCGCTAGGCTCTTTTCCTAATTCGTCTTTATGTACTGTGGTACGAGCTTTATTTACTACTTCTTGCCAATCTCCTTTTATTTTTGTTAATTCTACTTTCATTTAATCCTCCCAATAATCAATTTCAGCTTCATCTAGAATTTCTTCTTCATATTTGTCATAAACTTGATAATCAATTTCTTGCTCTATTTCATCCTCTTCCAAATTATCATCTATCTCTAAAATTTTTATTATAGGTTTTAAATATATGGTTACTCTATATCTGTTCATCTTATCCTCCATTTTTTATAATTTTCTTCATATTGCTCTCGCTCTTTTATTACTGGGCAATTGTCATCTCCTGTAAAGTTAGGCATTTCTAACTTAGTACAGCCTAAGCATAAGCCTTTTGATATGTATTCTTTGCATTTGCCTTTTAGTGATGGGTATTTCATCTTTCCTCTCTTTCTTCTCTCCAAAATTTTCGCTCATCTTTTGTTCTATTATAAGCCACATACTTATTTTTCTTCTTTTGCTTTAATACTATGTTAAATGATGTTGCTCTTATTTCAAAATTGTTTGGTTCGTCTGTATATTCTACTTTACATTGTTTATATTTCATATTTTACCCCTTATTTATATTAATATTCCGGCATTATATACCTAGATTGTTGTCTTCCTAAAATAATACATATTGCTGCGGTTGGATCAAACTTGTTTTCACCATAATCTTCTCTTGAATAAAATTCAACAATGCTGTTTAATACTTCTTTTGCTCTTTCTTCTGTTTTGTATTTTCCTATTATTCTGCAACTTTTCTCATTCTCTGATTTACATTGAACCTGATATATATTTTCATTTGTGTTTTTTCTTATTACTATTCCTACTATGTTTTCAAAGTTTATTATCATTCTTTTATCTTGACTAACTATTATCATTTTTCACCTCCTTTTTATTTTCATAATATTTTATTTTTCTTATTTTTAAGATTTCATCTTTTTTTCTTTGATAATACTCTTTTTGATATTTCCTTCTTTTTTCTAATAACTTGTCTTTATTTTCTTCATAATATCTTTTAGATTTGTCTATACATTCTTCTTTATTTTCTTCATAATATTGTTTTTTATATTCTGTTCTTTTCTCTTTTGTTTTTTGATAATAATAATGTTGATGGCACTTTTCACTACAAAAATTTTTGCTATTAGTATTATTTATATTTCCACAAACTATACAATGTTTCTCCATTAATTTTTCCTCCAATAACTTAAAACTTTTACTTTTTTACTACGTTTCATTTTATTTAACGCTTTATTCCATAAATAATAACTTTCATAAATTTTAGAAAACACTTGACCTGTACTTAAATTTAATAATTTAATCTCAAACATATTTTTCTCCCTTCTTAATATGCTTATATATTATCATAAATTTAATTTAATGTCAAGTGTTTTTGAAAAATAATTAAAATAAATTTGAAAATATTTTTCCTTCTTAAAACTCAAAACTCATAATATAATCTGAATTTATATATATTTCTTTTCCGTTATCTTCAATCATTATTACTTCGCCTTCATTTATTGATTCTATAAAACAAAATTCACTTCCATAGAACTTTACATTTTCAAATATTTCATCCATCATAACTATTTTTGAAATTATAATACTTTCATTCATTTTTGTCCTCCATCATTTCATCTTTTATCTCAATATGATTTATCATTCGTTTACATTTGTAACACCATAACCACTTCTTATGCCCAAATTTCTTTTGCTTATTTTCTTTTCTAAATATTTCAACTTCGTTTCCACAATTCGGACAAATTAATTTAGTCTTTATTACTGCTCTCTTGTTTCTCATTGTTAACACCTTCTATTCTTGCTTTTGCTATTTTACAATATTCTTCATTTTGCTCTATTCCTATAAATTTATAATTAGCATTTCGTTCTTTATTTTCATACATTATTGCTTTTCCTGTACTACCACTTCCCATAAATGGATCCAGTATTGTAGCACCTTTAGGACTTACTAATCTTACTAAATATTGCATTAAAGTTGTTGGTTTTACACAACAATGTGTATTCTTATCTTCTAATCCTTCATCTCTATCTTTGCGTGAAGCTTTTGCACAATAGAAATATCTTGCTGCAGAACCGCTATCTTTAAAACTATAATCGGTTACTACACCTACTTTATAACTACTTGCATTATAATTACCACCACTCTTTCTTCCTGCTCTTCCTATTTCTCCTTTAGTATAAGGAAATCCACCACATACTTCGTCAAAAGTTATTTGGTCGTAAGTTAGTATTGTATTTGCGGGAAATCTACCCTTTTCATTAGGCATTAGAGCACTTCCTTTTCCATCTACATTTCCAAATGGTTTTACACCAATAAATTCTTTACTTGCTTTTTTAGTATTCATAATATAATCCTCTTGGCTCATAGATACTCTACACTCATCAATATTTATTCCACCAACACCATATTTTATTACATTGTCTACCAAACTGCCTTTAAACGGTTTTCTTGCTACTATGATTTGATTTAGACTAGGGTGTAAGTCGTTTTTTTCTTCCTTCAATATAGCATTGTCTTGAACAGAAAGTATGTTTATGTAATTTAGTTTCAACTTTTCTTCTTTTAAAAATTCTTCCACAGTTAAGGCATTTTGCTTCATACCAAGTTGTTTTATCTTGTTTCCTTCCGTGGTATTTTTTAATATGTTCTCCACAACTAACAATTTCAAGATTTTCAATTCTGTTATCAGATTTATTTTCGTTTCTGTGGTGTATTTGCTCATTTGGTTGCAAATCTCTACCAAGAAATTTAGACATAACAATTCTGTGTTCAAGTTCGTATTTTCCGTCAATATTGACTGCAACATATCCATCACTTCTAACAAATCTTCCTTTGTAAACATCTTGCTTTCTGCATTGTTGAGAACAATATTTTCTTCCACGCTTTGCTTGGCTTGGTTTAACTTTGAAATCTTTTCCACAATATTTGCATTTAAGTTCAACTGGCATTTTTCTATCACCTCATTTAATATATCTAATATTCCAATCAATAAATAAATTTCTATACTATATGGTTTTTGTGCCACGATTATACTTTCATAACTAGGTTTTAAGGCTGTTCCGCCAACCTTGCCATTTTTTGCCCAGCTCACTTTTATAATCTGTATATGCTGGTTTTACCTCAAAATTAGTTTTAATATCTTTTCTACTCCCTTTACCGGCTGTATCTATTGCTTTTCCACGATGCTTTTGTAATCCTGCTTTTTTATCAAGCATGAGTCCTATATTCATAGATTTAGGAAATCCGAGAACCGATATAGCCACATAATAGTATCTCTTATCTCAAATCCTGCATCTTCTATTGCACAGGCTATTCTATGAAATGTACGACTTCCACCAAAAGCAAGTAAATATCCTCCTGGCTTTAATACTCTTAAACATTTCTCCCAAGTTTCTTTTTGAAAACTTATACCTGCATTATCCCAACCTTTATTCATAAAATTTAATTCATAAGGTGGATCAGTAATTATGCAATCAATAGACTTTTCTTCCATTTTTTCTAATTCTTTTAGCATATCGCCGTTTATTAATTTTATATCTTCCATTTTTTCTCCTCTCTTTTATCCTTCTATATCTTGTTTTATTTTTGTGTAATAATTTTGTAAAGTCGCTAATAAATATTTATAATCTTCGTCGTCTTTACAAAATTCCACATATTCTAAATCACCCAAATCACTTATAAAATGACCAAGCTTATACAAATCTTTTTTTAATTTTTCTTTTTCTTTTCTATCCATCATTTCTCCTCCTCTTTTATCCTTCCATTCTTGCTTTTACTATTTCATAGTATTTCTCATCAATTTCTATTCCTATAAAACTTCTATTACAATTTTGTTTTTTATTCATATTTTTTACTGCTAATCCTGTTGTTCCAGAACCCATAAAAGGATCAACTATAATTGAATCATAAGGTAATATTCCGATTATGTTTTCCATTACTTTAATGGGCATTTGACAAGGGTGAGCTGTTTTATCTTTACTTACATTTTTTACTTGATTAATATTCCACCAATCATATAATTTAGCTCCAGTTTTTCCTTCTGCAATTCTTTGTTTTATTCTTTTATCATTTGGATTTTTATATGGTTGTTTTACTTGATTCATATTTGGATTTATTCCAAAAAAAGCAATATCTCTATGTTGTTTTGCTGTGTTTGAATTATATACCCAACTTATTATTCTTTCTGGAAATTTGCCAATTTGAAAAGCCAATTTATATAATTGTTCTGGATAATGAATGATTACACTTTTATAATTTTCTATTAGATTTCCTAAACCTTCAAAATACTCATCTTCATTTAATCTGTCTTTATATGTATTATAATGATATCCTATATTAAAAGGTGGATCAGTTACAATTATAATTTTATTTGTATCATAATTACTTAATATTTTATGTAGAATTTGTTTACAATCACCATTTATTAATTCTATATCCATCATTTATTTCTCCTCCTCTTAAAACAAGTTCCGTTTAATTTTTGTCTATCAGCATAATCTTCTATAAATCCTACAATAGCATCTGTAACAGTATCTAGTCTTTGTAGCCAATCATATACAATCCCATCATCTAATCCACTTATACTATCAATCTTAGCTTTTATTTCATTGCACTTTTTACTACATCTGCTCATTTATTTAATCATCCCCTTTCAAATTATTATAAAAAGTTTTTATTTCTTTTTCTTTATCTTCTAAAAATTCTATTATTTGATCTGTGTCTTTAGAATCTTCTTTCGTAAATTCTTCTGAAATTTTGTTAAGAACAGTCATAATATCATCACTCTTTTTAATTATTTTAGCTTTTCTATCACCTGCTGCTATCATCATATCAAGTATCATGTCCGTTATAGCCATTCCTCTTGAAAGACTTTCCTTTATTTTATCTTCTTCATCTTTATTCATATTTTCTCTCCTTTATTAAAATTTCGTTATTTTATCGCATTTTTGCGTGCATGCGCAATTTATTTCCCCTTCTTTCTCTAATTCTTGCATATTTATTTCAAATTGCTCTTGAAATACGTCTATGTGTCTCTTATAATAACTTTCAAAATCTTTTGCAAGTTTTTTTATTCGCCTTTTAGGTTTTAAATCAATATTTCCTATATCATAATAACCAATAGTTATAAGAAAAATCAACATTTCTTTTTCAAGCTTTAAAAAATTTTTCGCTTTCAAATGGTGAATAGCACCAGCATCCATATTTTTATACTTCAAATAAATACGAATATATTTAGGACTGTTTTTTAACACTTTTCTTTGTAAAAAATTATATTTGTATCCAGAATAAATTATCTCAATTCTATATTCGCCTATATCTTTTAAAAAATGACTACATCCATCATAAAACACTTTATTATATCCTTTAAAATACTTTTCTTCTGTTTTTGTTTTTTTTACTATATACATATATTCCCTCCTTTATTTTTCATATATTCTATATATTTATTTATATCAACATAACTTTTGCCTTTTGGCAACCAATCAACATCTCCTACTTGAAAATGCCTCTTATATTCCATGTATGTAGGATGCTCTAAATTATAATCACTTGCAATTATACTCCTACACCAATAAGCATAAATACAAGTTTCTTCGTAATTCTCCTTAAAACCTTTGATTTTTATACTTTCATAATCTTCTTCAATATACCCAAACTTTTCTAATGCTTTTTGCCTATTTTTATACCTAGTTTCCCAAAACTTATAATCTTCTTCTAATATTAACTCTGTCTTAAATATTTTCTTAAATTTTTGTATTTTTTCATGTTTTGCATTTGTCATAATTATTCTCCTTTCTAATATAACGGTGTTGGATTTTCGTCATAAACACCTAATTCTTTTTGCTCCTCTGGTCTAACTGCTAATTGAGTCATATACATTATACCGTTGCTTTTATGAAATTCTTCTCCAAATTTTTCTTTAAGTATTTTATTTGCATTTATAGATGATAACATTCCTTTTCCATTATTATTTATAATACAATATTGTTTGTAGCACTTTAAGAAAGTAGCTCTTTTCATTTTAATATTAAGCTCAGAAGTGTCTTCGCAACATTCATCTATAAAACTTAAAAATGTATTATTTGTTTTTTCGTATTGTTCCAATGTGCTTTTCATATTCTCAGTTGGTTTAATTTCATACTTATTATCAATAAGCCTATATAAAGCCTCTAAAGCTCTTTTCAAAATTGTGTTTTTTTCCAACATCATTTTGTCAAATAATTTTTTATCTTTTTTTTCGTCTGGTACTACATTTACACAAGCAATAGGCAATATCCTATCATAAACCCATTTACCTTTATCTCCACCAAAAGAAGGCAAATCATTACAATTAAACCACATAAAGCCTTTGTATAAATAATTAACTCTCGCACCATACTTAAATTCAATGGAAATATTGTCTCCACCAGTTGCTTGTTTAAATATACTCATATCTGTTACATTCTGATAACTCATATCATTGCAACCAACTAATCTTTTGCCATATAAAGCCGATTTCCCAAAAGATTTATTCAAATCTTCTAAATCTATTGTTGAAAAATTATTACCACCTAAAAAAGTTTCAACCAATTTTTTTATTTGAGATTTTCCCGAATCACCTTTTCCAACTAAAAACAATGCTTTTTTAGTTCTAAATCCATAAACATTGCTAATACAAAGCCCCATAATCTGCATTAATATTTCAATCGTATCTTTATCATAATTACAAAGAAATTCTATATAGCTGTCAAACACAGGGCAAAAATCAGTTGCTTTTTCAATATCTCTGTATTTAGCTGGTATTTGTATAGTTGTTAAATATTTAGGGTCATGTTTCAACAACTTTTTAGTTCTAATATCTAAAACTCCATCTTGAAAATTAATAATATTTTCATCAGCATTAATTAAACTCTCGTCCACGAACATATCGTTGCTAATTAAATCAGCATAAATTTCTTCAACTATTCTTTTCGTTCTTAATAATTGAGGAATAAATCTTCTTATAGCACCCTTAAATTCATCTTGAGACATTTCATGATAATATCCTTTAGCATATAAGAATATTTTATATTTATTACTCCCATCACTACTTTTAACTATCATATAATTAAAAACCTTTTTACCATCATATTCTCCATTTTTAAGCCAATCACTTAACATCATTGCATTTACAACCGTCTTTTTCCCGTCAAATTGTATCCATGGAATATTGCTCTCGGACTGTAAACTGTCAAGATTTTTGTTAAATTTCAACACAATTGGTTTAGCTGGATCGTATGGTTTTACTATTTGTGTCAAATAAACATTCTCGTCTTGAATATTCATTTATTTTTCCTCCCTATTGTTTATTTACATTTGTATCTATTATTATCTTTTTCCCTCTCATTTCAATATCAACTTCCATATTTTCATTTAATTGTAATTGCTCTACTATGTACTTTGGAATTGTTATTACTAATGAATCGGAGGTAGACGTTGCTTTTCTTAAATACCTTAACATTTTTACTCCTTTCTTTTTGCGATAAATTTATATTAACATTTTATTTTTAGAATGTCAATATATTTTTATATTTTTTTTAGATTTTTTTTAGATTACATAAACAGTTTTCATAATCCCAATTAAACAAACTTTGCCCTAAAAATACCCAACTTTGCCCTAAAAATGACTACTTTTGCCCTAAACTTGCCCTAACTAAATCCCCAAAAATCAATACTCTAGCTCGCTTTTAGGGCATCTAGGGCATACTTTTTTTAATATATTGTATATAATAATATATATATGTGTATATAGCGTACGTATTATGTAAACATATAAATATATAAAAAGTTTTTCAGAAATCCTTGCCCTAAATCTAAAAAATCGCTAAACCCAATAATGACAAGGGTTTTCGCATTTTTACAAGTTTACATAAAACCGATTTTAGGGCAAACTAGGGCAAACTTTTTCTTGTAGCTCTATTTTTTTCTTATTTTTACTCTGTGTTATGTAAACTATTTTCCTATTATATTTTTCGCCACCACTTGATTTTTTTTCTATCTTCTGCTATAATTTATTCAGAGGTGATACGAATGAGTAATGGTCTTTCTATGGGAAGAAGAAATATTGGGGCTATTCAAGATAATAGACCTAAAAATAAAGATGATATGGAATTTGCTAAAGTCGTTAATACTATTAATCTTAAATTGTGGGATATGTCTTTAGTTGGAAAACCTAAAACTGTTCAGGAACTACAAGAGAGAATTCAACAGTTTTTTTCTATATATGCAGAATATGGTATTAATCCTACCGTTGAGGGATTAGCTATTGCTCTTGATTATGATAGAAAGTCGTTGTTCGCAATTGAGAAGGGACATTTTAAGCCCGAGTTTGTCGACATCATAAAAAAAACTAAGGACATGATAGCCAATTATGATGCGACTTTTGCTCAAAATGGAAAGCAAAATTCTGCAGTGTATATTTTCCGTTCAAAGAATTTCTATGGAATGAAAGATGTGCAAGAAATTCAAGCAGCAGTAACTCCAAATGGTGACATTCCAACTAATAGCAATGACTTGGTTGCGACTTTACCAGAAGCACCAGAAGAAAATGTAGTTGATGCAGAGGGAAAAGAATCCGCTTCTGATGAGAAATAGTCTGCGACTTTGCTTGACTTTTAATTGGAGATGTGGTAAACTTAAAATGATGCGAAAATCGTTTTTCAAAATCTTTCAAAAGCCTAGCGACTTTTTTAGGTGATTTGTCGTTAGACTTTTGTTTTTATTTTTTTTAGAAAAAAATGCTTGCGACTTTCAGCGACTTTTGAAAAGAAAAAATTTTTTGAAAAAAATTCAAAAAAACTTATGCGACTTTTGGATCTTTTTGGATGGCTCAAAAAAAATAAAAAATGAAAAAAAGTTATAAAAAACTATAATAATTTACATAAAAACAAAGTTGCATGAAATAAGCATTTCATGCAACTTGAAAAAAAATTTGCAATGCAATTTTACGGATAAAATCAACGTATAATTGCAAAAACACGGCAAAAACAAGTTTTTATATTAAAACAATATAAGTATATATTCAAAAATAAAAAGCGTTAAAAAACAATTCTAAGGCGTTATAAAATGGTATGCTTTTTATACTTCCAGAAGGCCACAAAAAAAGCGGCTTATTCAACCGCTTATTTTTTATTTTTTATTATACTACTAATAATTCCCCATGCTGCAAAAAAGGGAATTATTGCAATATATCCACATATTATTAAAATTCTGTTCCAGTCAATTTGTTTTTTTTGCTTTTTTGCTGGTATTTCAACAAAATTTGTATTTTTATATTCTGCTTGTATTCGTTCCGCTTCTTTTTCTGATTCTATTTTATCAAATATTTTTGCAATTCGTAAAGTTTTATTTGTTATTGTGTCATATTTTTTGAGTAAATATGCACGCTGTAAATTTGCATTGATATATTTACTTTTTTTTAATATTTTTGTGTTATTCGCTTGTATTATTTCATTTATTAGTTTATTTTTTATCTTTGGCAATAATAACATATTTTTATCGTTCTTTGTTATGAAGTCAAGTTGTAAAGTTTGCAATGATTCCATAAGTTCCAATTCTAACAATTGATCATGTAATTTTATTTTTTCTTTTTCTTGTTTCAACTGCTCTTTTTTGTTATACACCGCGTTGAAATTATCTTGTAAAGCCACGTTCTAGCACCTCCTTATTTTATGATAAGAAGCGGTCTAAGCCGCTTCTAAAATGGTAGATCATCCGGTAATAATTCAAGCTGTTTTTTGTGTTCTAAAAATTCGTTCATTTGCTCTTGATTCAATTCGTCACCTGTTAAAATATTATAATAAAATGTTTTACCGCTTAACTTGAAAGTTGTTATATTTTCAAAGTCAAGTGATTTTTTTTGCTCTGCAATGTTTTTTTCTGTATTCTGCATCCTGAATCTGATGTAATTTTCTATTTGGATCCTAATGATACTATTACAATTTAATTTTTTCAATTTTTGCCTTGCAAAGGTAAAAACTGTATTTGTCTTGAAGTTCTGGCAAGTAAAGCCGATTTCTAGGGCTTCCCTTACTATTTCCGCGATGTTGCTTTTTCCTCTTATGTATTCCTCGATATTGCATATTGCCAAAGCTTCATCAATTCCAATTTTTTTAGATATTGGATCATCTGGATCTAGATTTTCATTGTATTTTTGGATATATTCCCTCAAATTGTCCTGTCCTTCTTTAGTTCTTAGATTGTATTCCTTTTTCTCTTTTACAATTAGATTATTCATTTTTTAATCCTCCATTTTTTATTATTATTATTTTAAAATATTGTCCCATTTTTTAGATATTTTGACTCACTCAAAAAGTCAATAGCTTCATCTTCTGTTATTGTGTATTGAATTAAATCATCCCCGATTTTTATAAGTTCTTGATTCATTGATACAATTTTATTATATAATTGTTTTTCTTGTTTTTCCGTCAATTCCCAAGTGTCAATAATAAAGCTTCTTTCATGATTATAGTGTCCATAGTGCTCGATTTTTACATATTTGTTATAATAATATAAATTAAACTCAATCATTGCTCCGCGTCCTTGACAATAACTCAAATCATAATAAACATTTTTAAATTCTGTTTCATTATTTTTGAAATATTTTTGTAAAAGTTTTTTTGCCGCCTCTTGCATATCTTCAAACAAAAAATCATTAATATAAAATTCATTTTGTTTTTGTTTTTCCTTTTCTATTAGTTCTTTTTGTATTTCCTTTGATAATTCGTTAAAATCATACACTTCATATTTTTTTGTTATAACTTCCATTTTTTTAATCCTCCATTTTACTCATAATTATTTATTATATTATTATCAATACAATTTTCGATATCTAGTTCTATGTTATAACTAACAATATTGTAATATTGATTATTGAAAGTTGTTTGATGTGATGTTTGTTGCTTTGTCAATTCATTTTCATTTATAAACTGCACTTGATAACGTGGATTTCCATTATTGTCATTTTTTATTCTTTCTATTATTGCTATAATTCCTTTTCTATAAATTATGTTGCTTTCTTTTTTTAATTTTCTCATTTTTTGATCCTCCTTAATATTATTTTTTATTAATTGATTGAACTGCAACGGGCTTTTCTACTTTTCCAATAACACCATATACGTTGCTTCTGTTCTCTCTCTTAACTTGATTATATTATATCAAAATATTATATTTTTGTCAATAGTTTATTATAAAAAAAAATATGTTTTTTTAATCATTTACAGTAAAATTGTTATAATATTGTTGACACTCTTCTATTGTATATCCTTTGAATTGTTTCAATCCCCTCATCTGATAATTTGAAAATGTAAACATCCCCCAGCCTAACAATACAATAATTCCAAAGAATAGAATAATAATAATAAATTTTTTCATTTTTTTACCTCCTTTGATTTGATGATTATATTATACTAAAATATTATATTTTTGTCAATAGTTTTTAATAAAAAAATCAATATTTTTTGGTATTTTTTTAGATCAGATTTTTTAGATCAGATTTTTTATATCAGATTTTTTATATCAGATTTTTTATATCAGATTTTTTATATCAGATTTTTTTAGATCAGATTTTTTTCGGTAAATGATACACGATCCACCTCGCCCCTATTATGTAAACCAACCCCTGGTCGCCGGTATTATCCCCCCGAACAAATAAAAAAACAAAAAGGCTTGTATGCCACCACTTTTTATGATATAATGTAAAACAAGGAGGTAAAGGAATGGATATAAGATTTGTAAATAAGAATGACGAGATAATAAATGCGACGAAATTAAGTATAAAGGTAAACAATAGGTTTTTAATTGGGGAGAGTGTAGAAGGAAAGACAACGATAATAGAAGATTACGAAACGTGGGGAGAAGCTATGGAAGCATTAAAAAAGATAAGAGACATATTGTTAAACGTTATAAGTCAAGAAGCGATAACGATAGATTTAAGGAATAAGGAGGGAGAGAAATGATAGGAGAAGCGATAAAGAATATAATAGAGGGAACATTTATAAGTGGCATAGTATATGGAGTAATAGGAACATTAGTTATAGAGGGGCTAATAATATGTATAAAGCACATAAAGGAGAGCAAAAAAGATGGAGAATAAGGAAAAGAACATAAAGAGGAGCATAAGGATACCGATAGAGATACATAGAGAATTAGAGGAGATAGCGATGGAAAACGGAATAAGTGTAAACAAGCTAATAATAATGATAATGGAGGAATATTTATGGGAGTAGTGAGAGTAATACTAGCGATAATAGTAGGGATAGCGATAATAGATGGAATAACAGTATCTTTCGGTGAGAGAGGAATAGACAAAGCCTTGACGATGATATTCACAGTAGGATTGATACTATTTGAAGCGTGGTTAATTGGAGGATAGGAAGTGGAAGAGCAGGAAGATTACGAGAGAATAGAGAAAGAGATAAGGAAGGTAGAGTACAATTTAGACAATACAGAGATGGAAGTAAGTAAGAGACTGCTTTTATTGAATGTACTGAGGTATGATAAGTCTTTAATTGAGGATAGGGATAAAGTTTGTAAAGTGAGGTATGATTATAATACGAAGAATCTAAAGACGGCGGAGAGCATACAAATAGGTACAGCGATAAGTTTGAACATAAACAAAGCGATAAGAGAGGCGAAAGAATTAGAGGTACAGAAGCAGTTATATCAAGCGATGAAAGAGACGTACTATTATTTAGCGAGGTACTTATTTGAATATTATTTACCAGCGATGGAATTTGGGATAGCACCGGAGAAGCAGTTTATAGCACCGAGGACGATGGTATTAAATCCAATAGCGAGGGAGCTGACGAAGTTTTATTATAGGACAGATAGACCAATAATGACGTTAAGTATGCCACAGGGAACTGGAAAGACGGCAATATCAACGAGGTTTATGAGTTGGGCAATAGGGAAAGACCCGGACTTACCAAACATGATGATTTCATATAGTGCCTCAATAGCAAAGGACAAATTTTACAATGGAATAGATGCATTAGTAAGGGATGACATGGGGAACTTTCAAAAGATATTTCCAAAATTAAGGGAGATATATAGGAGTGCAGAGACATTAAGTTTAGACTACACGAACGATGATAATAGGAAGAGACCACATTCAGAGTATTCGTTATATTGTGTAGGCTTTGATGGTTCGGTAACAGGAAGAACGAGAGCACACAACATATTATATGCAGACGATTTAATAAAAGATATAGAGGAAGCGAGCAACAAAGACTTAATGGATAAGAAGTGGATAGAATTTACAGGAACGATAAAAAAGCGTATGCAAGGGAACTGCAAGATGCTATTAGTTGGAACGATGTTCAGTATAAATGACCCATTATCAAGAACAATAGCATATTATCAAGAGCATGAACCAGAAAGAGTAATAGTAATAAAAATTCCTGGGCTAGATGAAAATGACGAAAGTAATTTCAATTATAAATACGGATTTGCGATAACAACGAAGATGTTTCATGAAGATAGAGATTTAATGGATCCTGTATCATTTAGTTGTTTAATCCAGCAAGAACCTATTGAAAGGGAAGGAATATTATTTTTTGAGAAAGAGTTTAAGAAGTTTGATTTACCAACGTATGAAAGAGATGAAGGATATGTAAGGACAGTAGCAAGTTGCGACGTTGCTTGGGGTGGTGAGGACTGGTTGTCAATGCCGGTAGTAGATGAATACGAAAATGGAGATTGTAAGTTAATTGCGTGGTATTTTATAAACAAAGCAGATAAAACGGTAACAAAGCCTGAGGTAATAAGTTTTATAAAGAGTTATGGAATAAGTAGGGTATGTTTTGAAGCGAATAATGGCGGAGACGAATATGCAGATGATGTGGCGAAAGAATTAAAAGAAGAAGGAATCGAATGTTATGTAGATAGCAAAAAAGCACCGACCACGAAAAGCAAGACAGATAGAATATTAAACCATCAAGCAGCAATAAGAGGAAGTGTAGCATCGAAATACAGACTAGTAATACCTATAAGAGAAGGAATAAAAGGGAACAGAATGTTTAATGATGCATTAAATCAAGTGTTCAAATTTAATCAAAGTAGTGCAAAAAATGTAAAGAAAAAGCAACATGATGATGCTCCAGATAGTTTAGCTGGGTTATTTGCAAATGTTTTAGGAATGGAAGGCAACTATGGAAAAGCAGTAAGTAATATAAGTAGAGAAATGTTAGGAATATAGCTTGACATTTTTGAGAAAATATGCTATTATATATATACAATCCCCATTAAATATACAATTATCTTTAGGAAATGATTTCTCCTAAAATATTATTTTTTTGAAACTGTCTTTATAAGAGGCAGTTTTTTTATTGCAAAAAGTTGACATTTTTATTTTTTTATGCTATTCTTAAAATAGGTGAAACTTATGATTAATTTAGATAGAATAAAAATAAAGTGTCCGAAATGCAAAAAATTAATTTGCAGTATGGATTATAATGCAAATGCAAAAGGAATACACTTTTGGTGTACTAGGTGCAAAGAAGAATTTGAAATACAAGAAAAAGAAAAATATAGAGCTCTTGAAGCCAATGATAGATAAAACTATTATTGGCTTTATTTTGTGTTAAGAGGTGAGAAAAAGTTGAGTTTAGGTAAGGGAAGAAAACTAATTATTGTTGATGAAGAAATTAATAGAAGCACAATTAAAGACGTAATAATGAAAGCTTGGACCACTCATAAAGAAAATTCTATTGATGTTCATAATTTAATAGATTATTATAACGGCAAACAAAATCAAAACAAAAAGAACAGTACAAGCAATTTTTATGGCAATGAAATTGAGAATCAAACGACTATAAATTATGCAAATTCGACAGTAAGAACAATTGTAGGATATACTTATTCTCAAGGAGCACAAATAACACAAAGAAAAGGTAAGCACTTAAAAGACATTGAAAAATTAACAGATGTATTAAATTATGAAAATTCTGAGACCAAAGATAATGAGGCAGGTTTTTATGCAAGTATAACTGGTATGGCTTATTTAGGATTATTCCCATCTAGGCAATTATATAGTGATTATATGCCAGATTATCCAATAGTTCCAATAGCATTAAAGCCGGACACAACATTTGTTATATGTTCACCAGAATTAGATAATCCGGCAAGGTTGTCAGTAACATATTATACATCAAAAGAAAGAAATAAAACAATATTCTATTGTTACACAGATGACGAGATGTATAAAATAGAATGTGACGGACAAGATGTATTTAATAATAGTGCAAAAATAGTAGATTATGACATAAACCCAATAGGATTAAATCCAATAGTATTAGTAAAGAATAATCAATTTATGCAAGGCGATTTTGAAATGGCAATAGAAATAAGTGATGCCTTAAATTTACTTGCAAGCGATAGTATAAGTGATGTTGAGAATGTCATAAAAAGTTTATTGATTATAATAAATGCTGAGTTAGATGGAAGTGAAGCAGAGAAAGCAAGAAAAAATAGAATTTTGCAATTAATTGGTCAACCTGGTCAAAATGTAGATGCTAAGTTTATATATCAACAATTAGATAGTTTAGGAATACAAAATTTGCGAGAATATTTTGAAGAAGCATATAAAACGATAGTAGGTATTCCAGACAGAAAAACAAGGTCAGGAGGCGGAGGCGATACTGGAAATGCTGTAAAGCTTCGTGACGGATGGGCAGACATAGAAATAGTTGCAAGAATAAAAGAAAGTTATTTTAAGATAGCAAAAAAGAAACAATTAGCAGTTGGAATAAAAATCTTAAAATTATTAGGATTAGTTTCAAGGAATTTCAAACTAGAGGATATAGATATAAAATTACCTAGAAACAAAAATGACGATATGCAAACAAAAGCACAAAGCTTTAACACATTGCTTTCAACTGGAGAAATAGCTCCAGAAGATGCTTTAGCAATGGCAGATATGACAACAGACATACAAGGTGTAGTAGCAAGAGGGAAAGAATACAAAGAAAGTCAAGAAACAACTAACAAAGATATTAAGACTGAAACAACAACTACGAATAAAGAAGTAGTTTTGCAAGGTCAAAATATATAAATTGCCAGTTCTACAATGGCTATATTTGTAGATAGGTATTGCACAGAGAAGTGCTATAAAACGCTACCGAAAGAAAGGACAAAAACATGGACTTAAAAGAACTTATGGGAGACTCTTACAAAGAGGACATAACAGAACAAGAAGCATTAGATTTTTTCAAAAAAAAGGTTTTATCAACAGGCGAATACACAAATAGTGGAAAAGCAAAAGCAGAAAAGCAAGAATTAAATGACAAAATTGCTGAATTACAGTCACAACTAGAATCTAAAATGACAGATGATGATAAGAAAAAGAAAGCTGATGAAGATACTAAAAAATTAATAGAGGATTTACAGAAACAATTAGCAGAAAGTAAATCATCTTTAAGTAAAAGCAACGCACTTAGTTCTTTAGCAGAAGCAAAAATCAAAGCTGGAATTAAAGATAATGACAAGGAATATGATGAATTTATTTCAAATATTTCTTTTGAAGATAGTGAAAAGACTGATAAAATAAGCAAGTATGTATCAAAAATTGTTGCAAATGCTTATGAAAGTGGTAAAAACGAGGCAATAAAGAATAAACTTGGAAAGATGGGTTCTTTTAAAGAAGGTCAAGATGACGGTAGCAACGGAGATGAAAAAGGCTCTTATGGTAAACAATTAGCCCAATCTACCAAAGTAGAAGTAAAGGGTAAAAAAGATTTTTTTGAAAGGAAGTAGAAAAAGATGGCAAACAAAGTAGTAAGTGAAAATTATGGCGTTGAAAAACACATTTTAATAGCAAACAATAGCTATATGGCTACATTACCAGGTATTATTAAAGCAACAGGCGTAACAGCTGATAGTGATGGCAAGAAAATAGTAAAGGCTGGTACTCCTTTATATGGAGATATTGAAAAAAGAGATACTGGATTTACAATAGCAGGAGCAGAAGGTGCTTCACCAGTAGCAATTTTAATGCATGATGTTGACGTGACAGCTGGAGATGAAAACGGAACAATAGTTTTAGCTGGTGTTGTTGATTTATTAAAATTAGAAACAAGTGTAAAAACGGCTCTAACAAGTGCAATAAAGGCAGCATTGCCTAGAATAATCTTTGTAGAAGGGAGTGCGATTTAATTATGGCTAAAAGTTTATATGAATTAGTAACAAGTAACAATATGGTAGCATATTGGCTAGAGAAAAATTTGAATACATATACAGTTGGTGAACAATTATTCCCAACAAAAAAAGAAATAGGTTGCGAAATAGACTGGGTAAAAGGTGCTAATAATCAACCAGTAGGATTAAGATTATCAGCTTATGATGCAAAAGCTATTCGTAGAGATAGAGAAGGCGTTGAAAAGTATAAAACAGAAATGCCATTCTTCAAAGAATCAATGGTTGTTGATGAAAAAATGAGACAACAACTTAACACTTTAATGCAAACTCAAAATGATACTATAATCAATGCAATAGTTTCAAAAATATTTGATGATCAAATCAAGCTTATTACAGCTGCATACGAGACAATAGAAAGAATGAGGATGCAAGTACTTACAACAGGTACAATAACAGTTTCAAGCAATGGTCAATCATATTCTTATGATTATGGTATGCCAGTACAAAACAAGATAACTGTTCAAACAGCTTGGTCAAGTGCAAGTGCAAATATTATAAAAGATATTAACGATGCTAAGAAATTAGCTAGAAAAGCTGGATACAAACTAACAAGAGCTATGTGTAATTCTAATCTTTTAGAGAGTTTAACAGCAAACACAAATATATCTAAGAGAATATTTGCAATGTCAAACGGAGATGTATATATTACATCAGAAGAAGTTAAAAGATTTATTGAAAGAGAAGCAGGACTTGTTATTTATGTAAATGATGACGGATACATTGATGAAACAACTGGAAATTTTGTAAATTATTTTGCAGATGATATGTTTGTTCTAATGCCAGAAGGCTCATTAGGAGAAACACATATTGGTGTAACACCAGAAGAGAGTGACTTAATGACAGGTGCTACAAAAGCAGAAGTTGCTTTAGTAAACGAAGGAATTGCTGTAACAACATTTGCAATAGAAGATCCAGTAAATGTTGAAACTAAAGTAACAATGGTTGCTTTACCATCATTTGAAAAAGCTGATGGTGTATTCATCTTAGATGTAAACCCACAGTAATAGGGAGGAGCAAGAATGATAACAATAGTTAAAGGAAGTTCAAAATTAATTGTTACAAAAGGAACATTTGAAGAACAATACAAACAACTTGGTTATCAAATAGCTTCTGATAAAAAGGAGGCTACAAAAAAAGTAGCCTCTTTTGAAAAAGAAGAAAAAGAAGGTAACCAAGAAAAAACATTAAAAGATATTTCTGAAGAAACACAAGAGGATGACAAAATAAACGAAAAATATGGTTTTAAGACCAAGAAAGGAAAAAAATAATGTTATTTATATATAAAAACAAAATATATGTAAGACCTTTTGCAAATAAGATAGTAGAAGTAAGCATAACAAAAAAAGAAAATAAATACGATGTAAAGCCAACAGACAAAACAGTAGAGATTGATTCAAATGTAAACAAGGATTTGTATTCTATCTCTTTAGAAGAAGCATATAAAATGCAAAGCAAAAGTTTAGGTTCAAAATTTGAGGAAAAATAAGAAAAGGAGCAAAAATGGATTTTGAAAACAATGAAAAAATAGCAAAATTAGTAAAAAAATTAATTTCAAAAGCAGAGAGTAAAGGTCTTTCTGTAAGTAATGAAGATGCAATAGACGAAATCCAAAATGCTTTATTAGAATATTATAATGATAGACATTATACACCGAGCGAAGATAAGCCTTATGAAGATATTTATGCAGGAATAATAATTCAACTTGCAATAAGCTCTATTTCAAAAAATGGTGCAGAAGGTGAAACATCACATAGTGAAGGTGGCGTATCAAGAAGTTATGATAATGCCTCTGACTATCCATTATCATTAACAAGGAAAATAATTCCTTTAGCAAAAGGAGTTGATATGTAATGAATCACTTAATGAGAAATAAAAGGGAAATATATTTATGTAATAGGACACAAATATTAGAGGAATTATTACAAACAGAAAACGAAAAGATAATATTAACTGAAAAAGAAATTCCTTTAAGCATTAGTTCAACAAAAATAGAAAATAGAATTATATTCTCTTTTCCAGCTATATATAGATTAAATTATCAACCTCTTTCAACTGATGGCGAAATAATAGTAGCTGGAGACGAATATAACAAAAGATTAGTAGTATATACTTCACCAGAAATAGCAAAGGATTTCCATAATAATGATAGGTGTTATGTATTTGTAAAACCACCAGAAGAATATGACAAAACTTGTGCCAATGCTGATTATTATGTTGATGGCGAGCCTTTGACTTACTTAAATGAATCTCATTTTTATTTACAAAGAATGACAGGTGATGATGATGAGTAAAAAAGTTATAGTTGATTTAAGTGAAGAAGGAATAAACAAGCTTTTAGCTCAATTACAAGGCTTTGATAAAAAACTTGAAGAAGCTAATAAAAAAGTTGTAAACGATTTAGCACAAAATGCTATGAAAGTAATGAAAAAAACTTATGATAGTTCTAATGTTAAAGGAAATACGACAATGCTTTTTGATGTAGAAGGGGATGACTTAAATAAAGAAGCAATAATGTATGGATATCAAGCGATATATTCTGAATTTGGAACTGGTACAGAAGGTTCACAACACCCACACCCTACAAAAGGTAATTATGAATTAAATGGTTACAATACAGGAAAAACTATTAGAACTAATAAAAGTGCTGACAGTAATGCTTCACAACATGATATACCTGTTGGAGGATTATATTGGACTTATATAGATGAAAATGGAGAAAAGCAATATACTCAAGGTATTCCAGCACAAATGGAAGGATATACTGCTTTAACTGAAACTGAAAAGAAAGCACCATCAATTATTAGGAAAAGAGTACAGGAGGTTTTAGATGACTTTGATTAAACAACTAGAAGAACAATTAAAAGAATTGTTTTCTGAAAGAAATGATAGTTATAAAAATACAGTAGTTAAAGAAGCATACAAGTCATTACCTAAAACTAAATATCCTATGGTTACAATACAAGAAATAGATAATAGTGAAGTTGAAAATAGGACTACTGCAAAAGGTGAGCAAACAACTCGATTAACATATCAAATAATGTGTTATAGCAGAGATACAGAAGAATATGATTATGTCGAAAGTGCAAGATTTATGGGGAATATCGTTAACGATTACATTATGGAAAACTATAAAATGAGAAGGTTAGGAACACCAGTTTCACAGCCTTATTTACAAGATAATACCGTAATGGTTTGCATACAAAGATATAGTTGTGTTTATGATAAAGAAACAAATTTAATATATAAAAATTAAAAAGGAGGATAAATAAATGGCAAACGCAATTTATTTAAGTACCATTGGAGTACACTTAAAATATGCTGTTGAAGCAACAGCAGGAACAAGACCAACAGCTGCTGCTGATTATACTGATTTGGAAGGAGTAAAAAGTATTCCTTCATTAAACCCTACACCAGATAATCTTGAGACAACCACATTAAACGAAACAGAATATAAAACATATATTCCAGGACTAAAAGATTTAGGAGGGGCATTAAGTTTCACATTTAATCTTTCACAAGTATTAAAACAAGCATGGGATACTTTAGTAACAGCAGATGCAGCTGCAAGAGCAGCAGAAAAGCAAACATGGTTTTTAGTTGAAGTTCCTGGATTAGACGAAGCACTTTATTTCCCAGGACAACCTTCACCAATGGGCTTGCCAGAGTTAGGAGTAAATGAAGTTGCAGAAGTTGAAAATTCAATTACACCAACTGGAGCACCAATTTGGGCTGCAAAACCAACAGCTTAATTTAATTTATAAGGAGAAAAAATATGAGTAAAAAAATAGAATTTGAATATGAAGATAAAAAATATACTTTAGAATATAGCAGAGATGCTATAAGAATAATGGAAAAGCAAGGGTTTGACTTAAACCAATTTGTAGAAAAGCCAATGATGATGATGGACTTAGCTTTTCAAGGAGCTTTTATAAAAAATCATAGAAACATAAAAGCAATAAAAGTTGAAGAAATTTATGAAGTAATAGAAGATAAGCAAGGATTAGCACAAAATCTAATTGTGATGATTCAAGAAACTTACGATGAATTATTTACAACAAAAGAAAGCAAAGACGGAAAAAAAGTCAACTGGAAGATAGTTTAGTATTAGAAGATACTGAACAAGTAGAGCATATCTTCCTATACAAAAAATTTGAAGAAATATGTCCTTATTTTATTTCAATAGGAATGA